TTACATAATCATTTTTGTGGTAGTTAAAATGAAGCAACATGAATCACTAACAATTCTCCCCTCTCCAATAATTTCACGCATTGGAGGATACTTGACTTCGCTTCGCAACGTCCATCCCAGTCTATCACCTTTAGGCTTTAGACGATGCGGATACTTTGAAGAGCACTTTGCTTTCTTGCTTTCCATTACACTCCCCATATTGTTTTGATATTGAATTTATCTGTTCCCTTTTTTATCCTTCTGCTTACAAGCTCGCAAGCCACTTCTTGCCTTTTCGAGTATTCAGCCAAAGAGCAAATAAAAAGGCTAAAGCCCCAGAACCTCCTAAAACGATTAATAGACCTTCCATAATTACCTCCTTATCACTTTATAAATATAAGCAAATACTATTGTTGAAAAAGCTCCAATCAAAAGCAAAAGCCAATATAACTCATTGTTTGAACTTGTGAAAAATGACACAGCCCCACCTGCTACCATTGCAGCAAATGATGTTTTTGCCAAATCATAAAAGAACTTTCCAAGCGTCTCTCGGCTTATTTTCTCTTTTTCCTTGACCTCTTTCTTTACTTCTTGTCTTTCACTCCAGCTTCCCATGCACTCCTATTATAGCAAATAGGAATATACGGGTATTCTCCTTTTATCAAGTTCCTCTTTGGAAATATCAGACAATACAAACTTCTTCCCTGAGTTAGATTTATTCAAATCAGAGATGTTCTTTTTAAACGAACGAGAATTTTGTTTTAATCTTATATTACCCATACCACCTTTATTCTATAATATTGTAGAACGATAGAACGAACGACGCAATTTAAACATAACACTACCTAACAATGTTTACTACATTGTTAATAATATTACTTTCGATACAAATTAAAGCAGAAATAGGGATGTGACCAAAATGTGAGACAGATTTATTTGTAATTTAGACTGATTATAAATAACAACGTTTACGTTATGATACCCCGCCAGTAATACGGCTGGCGGGGTAAATAAACTATTTGTTTATTCTATTTTACATAAACCAAATGATGAAGCACATTTCCGCTTTTTGTATCAACTTCCGCCAACCTGACTGCCTAAAATCTTCATATTATAAATTTTCTTTTCCTTTACCTTTCCGCCTTTCAGTATTGTGACTTCTTGCCTCAGTTGTGCAACTTCGTTCAGTAATTTCTCATACGCTTCTGCGAGACGGAGCATGTGCTTCATCATTAGATTTACATTTTCATTCATTATATTTCAAATTAATAAATTGTGTCTTGTCGAAATAAAATATCAACAAATTTTATATTGAAAAAGTTTTATTTCAAAACATGTTTGTAAACATATATATTAAACAGCCTTTCTTCTCTCACTGAATAGGTCTTGTATTTCTTCCACAGATTTGTTCAGAGCGTTAAATCGCCTTTGCAAATCCTCAAATTGCGCTTCATACATGACTACTGTCGTTTCATACATTCGCTTCCAGTATTCAGCAGTTTCCGGAGATGGCAAATCTTCTACATCTTTTTCAGACAAAGACGAATGTGAAGTTTCATTGTCAAGGAACATTGGACCTTTGCCGGTGAGGATGTAGTTGGCGTTGACTTTATACATTTGACAAAACTCTTGTAACGTATTCATAGACACACCGCATATTCCACGTCTTATTTTAGACATGGTGGCCTTTGATAAATTTTCTAAAGTGTTCCACACCTTATAATCGGTAAGTTCCAACTTTTCTATCGTCTCTAAAAAACGATAAGTGTAATCGTTAAACGCTTCATTATTAATATCATGTTCGGCATTATTTTTTTCATTGCCCAAATAGATATATTTCATATTTGCATCTGGAAAACATTCTGCAAACTTAGATAAGAACTTCTTGCTTGGCTCTTGTATCCCCCTTTTTATTTTAGTGAACATAGCCTCTTTAACCCCAGTGCTCTTCGCTATATTATAGAAAGATACTCCCATCCTTTCGACTTCTTCTAGAAATCTTTTTGTTAAATCACTAAGATTTGCTTCGTTTTTATTTTTACTTTCCATTTTAGATAGTATCTTTGCACCCGTTGCAAGTAGAGAGGCAACAGACACATGATTAAACAATCGCCCTAACGTGGGCTTTTCTATATGGAAATCCGTTGCCTCTCTACTTTAGCAACGGATTTTTTTATTTTATAAAGTACAATCGGTTATTGTTTCCGCTTTACGAGCTACTGCGGAGGGCTATCGGGGAAAATACGTTCGACCAATAACAGATTTAAAACAACCTTCCGAAGCTTCACGGTGAAAGCCCGTGAGGGGATGCACGAAAGAAGGCAGTCGATTGAAATAAGCAGACTGGTGCGCAGGTGCAGGTTACGAGATAACCAACTCTGTAAAAGCTGAAAGCCGAGATTGGAAGCACCCAATTCAGAGCCGATGGGGTCGATACCTAACTTATACTGGTGATTTGCCATCGAATTATCCCTGAACCGTTAGAGAGAAAAAACACTCTCTACGGGTAAGGGGATGATTCACTCAAAAATCAACGTTTCCTTCAAACCTGGTAATTTGTAAGTTAACATAAAGTATAATAATTACTTGATTAAATAATAACTACATATTATGAAGAAAATAACAAAGATTGAAATTATAATGTCAGTAGATGAAGATTCTGATTTGTATTCAAGAGATATATTTTTAAACGGGGAAAAAGTTTTTCACGATGAGTTCAAAAAAAATCTCTTAAATACAAAAGACTTTATTCATGAGTTTGCAAATAAGCTAATAAACGGATTTAAGGATGATAGACCATAGCCATTTAAAAAACATTTGCGGCCACCCGGTCATCGAAAATATAGACAAAATCAAAGCTATTTTTGCTATACGAACGGATTTTATGGTGGCTTTCTTGCTTTTATTTGACAAGTTCCTATCATATTCATCTCTTTCAATCTGTTCTATTAGGTTGTCAAAGTGTTTAGTATCAATAAGCCGTTTGGCTTCTTGGGTGACTTGCAAATCTCCGTATCCAATATTTTTGCCTGCTCCTAAACTTTTTAGCTTCTCAAAAACTACTGTACCACTACTACCAAATAATTCTTCGCACTTCTTTTGGGAAATGCTTTTGTTCCTAATAATGTATTCGGTAGCAGATTTGCACATCAAAATCAAATTTTTATCCATAAAATTATATTATCAATTAACCGATTGTACAACATTTCAAAGAACGAATTATGAAAAATGAACCTAATTACACAATTACAATTTCCCGTAGATACGTTGAGGGAAAAAACAGCCTTAATGTAGAGAGAACCGTTACAAACGCCGAAGACGGTGAAGTAATATTTCATTCACTGCATGAAATTAGCAGCGACAGTGAAAAAGAATCACCTATTACGTTTCTTGAAAAACATTTAGGGCTGTACCCTCCCAAAAGCAAAAGCCAATGCAGATGTAATAGATGCCGCAATTTCAGTGATGGTTTTTACTTTCTCCGAAACGGGTGGCTCCACCGTTTTTTTAAGAGATTCAAGTTCAAGTTTTAGTCTTTCCAAATCATTTGAGAGCATTTGGTCTTGCATCTTAAATCCCCCATAGCGGTAGAATGTATCCAATTTTGAATTAAGATATATTTTACCGCCATTCTTATAACCTTCAATTTTAAGCATCCCCATATCTTCAAGTTCAATCATCACTTTTTCAAATTGCACCATACTGATATTAAGGTCTGGGACATTTTTATATTCAAAATAAAAAACATTTCCTTCTTTATTAAGAAGTTCATGCACTATTTTATCCTTTTCCTCCGGCATTATTACCTTAGGATGCTCCTTTCTCCCCTTCGATGCTGTCCTAAACTCAAACATAACAATATATTAATCAGAGTTTTACTAAAAACATGTTTTATAACATATAAAATACTAACTAAAAAAGAAAGTATTTCTTTGTACTTTCTAAAATAGATAGTATCTTTGCACTGTTGTTAATCAACAACGTTACTTTTTAAAGTAAATACAAAGATAAGAAAATAAATAAAGAAAGCAAATATGAAGTACGATTTATCAGACATAATGAAAAAGGCTCACAACTTCTACAAGACCGGAAAATACACCTGGTCTGAAAGCTTGAAAAAGTCATGGAAGATGGCAAAGTTTTCTGTCCGCGTAAAAGAGGAAATAGCCAATATGGTAGACTATAAGTCTGCTGACGATAAAGCGTTCACTAATAGATTGAGAAAGGAGAATGAAGGCTATAAGCCGGCAAAAAGAAGCGCCTATGATAATTTCAATGCTCCGGTTTCCGTCTATTATACTTCTAACAACAGAGGGCGTTTTGGCTCTTGTTTCGTGGGTGATTAATACAATTAGTACATAAATATGAATGACATCAAGACAATAGCAGTAAAGAAAATATCTCCATCCGACACATTAAAAAGTATAAAAGTCGGTGACACAGTGATTATAAAGGACAAGCATATAAAACCCAATGTAGCCCGCTCTACCATGTCCAGACTATCTAAAAACGGATATAGCTTTTATTCGACAAGCTGCCCTGAAGGGTTGATAGTAAAACGACTTAAATAATATCATTATGAATATCAACAGAATATCAAAACAGACAGCCATGTTTGCAATAGGATTTATCGGCTTCTTATTCCTTCTCGGCATCGCAGGTAAATCAGATTATAATCAGGAAGTCATATACAACATGACGGAAACGGCTTACAATGTTATTGTAGATTCTCTCGGCGAAGGTTGTAGCGATACTCAAATCGTAAAGACTTATTTAAATAACAAAGAATATTACGACAGTCTAAGTTGGTAGGTTATGGGAAGAACGAAATCTGTAGGAAAGGTAGAGCCGGTCAACAAACTATGGCTTTCCGCTAAGGAAGCAATGGCATACTTAGGATGCAGTGATAAACTGTTGGAAAAACTAAGGAACAATGCTGAAATATCATTTTCCCAATATAACAAACGTACCATTTGGTACGACTTGAAAAGCATTGAAAGGTTCATAGAAAGAAACCGCGTTGTGTGAACAACGCTCCTTCCTCTTAGCTCAGCCAGGCAGAGCATCGCTATGGTTACTTGTTCGAAGGTTTAGTATCCGGTAATTTCCGGTTAGCGAAGGTCGCACGTTCGAGTCGTGCAGAGGGAGCATTATAGGCGAAACCGATGAGCCAAACATTCGGGATGGGAGACTTAACCCTCAAAAATGAAGTCGTGTTCAGGGCACGTAAAATTAGCCTGCGCTGATAAGCAGTATATCTATATATACACATAGCTGAGGCGATGTATAGCGTGCAAGCAACCGATTGCGAAGACTGTTCATTGAGAGGTGAATACGAGCATAAGGCAGCAGCGTGATTAAGTTAATGAACATACTACAATAGTAGTCTATGTATCAGCGCGGAAAATCGTCCGTTGACCGTTAAAGTATGATGTTTGGGCGTCATTATCGCTGGTACTATTATATACTCCCTTCCCGTCAAATTCGGGCACGCTGAAAGCTAAACACGTATTGTTGCGTTGAAGGGAGCAATGCTTAATGAATAATGATATGAGAAAGGTAAAAACATTTACGGATTTGGTATTTAATCCACATGCTCTTAGCAAGGAGGCACGTTATCTTCCTTCTCCGCTTCGTGAGGAATACATGGAGGCAAAACACGCTGTAATGCGGTTTGATAATGGCTATGGAATAAGTGTTGTAAAAGGAGATATGTTCTATTCTAACGGTATAGATACTTATGAGGTTGATGTCCTTAAAGATGGTGCTATTTGTTATGATACCTCAATTACAGATGATGTAATTGGTTATGTAAATGCAGATGAGGTATCTAATATAATGAAACAAATTCAAGAATTAAAATAGAGAATTCCCGTGGCTCTCAATAGATGCTTGAGAGTAGTAAGGCAACCATCGGAACGCTCACGGGAACAAAAGCCTGTAAGGGTGAATAATTCATGATAGCTTTTTAATGTAAACAGTCCCGTCCACGTGCTGGTCGGGAAACACTGCGACATGGCGGAATGGTAGACGTAAGGATTGAAGAGGTTCACGATAAAAGGAATGCCACTATATGCAGAAAAGCATTCGCCTTAACCTCAACCTGCGAAGGTGCACGTGAAAATATAGATAATAGGTGAAATTCCTTCACGGCAATATCGAGTAAACTCGTCCCGGTTCGAGTCCGGGTGTCGCAACATCTTCACTACAGATGAAGTATTTGTTTAGTCGTAGCCGGGCGGTCTGTGAAGATAGTCCGGTTTTTCTTGAAACCAATTAATAACAATCATATGAAAACATTACAATTAAGTGAACAAAAAGCCCGTGAACTATATCGGAGCGGTTCAAAAGAATTAAAAACAGTATTGGAAGAATCTTTTGGAAAGGATTTCTTTTCACAAGACGTTACAGAAAGAGTGAAAACCTACCTTGATGCTTGCCACGAGTTGGGAAGGGAACCACTCGATGAGAAAAAGCTATTGGAGTTAGGCTTGACGGAACACGATATTGCTTATCAAAAGCTGGCTATCGTTACGGAAGCTCTAAATGGAGGTCAGAAACTTAATGTATGCGATGCTAACGTGAAACGTTGGTATCCGTGGTTCAAGCTTAATGGGTCTCCTTCCTCTTTCGCTTTCGACGATTCGGATTACGATGATGCGTCTGCGGCTGCGGGTAGCGGGTCTCGCCTTTGTTTGAAAAGCGAAAAGCTTTCCAATTATTGCGGGAAGCAATTCATTGATTTGTGGAAACAATTTATTCTATAACCCTATAAACTTACAATTATGACTTTAAATGTAGATAAAAAGAACGCTTTAAAGGCTTGGAGAGAAGCGGACAATAAAGGAAAGCAGATGCTTGAAAATCTATACGGCAAAGAAATATTTGCCAATCAAAACGTAATGGATAGAATCAAAACGTTTGAAGACGCAATGGAAGAAACAGGAAGAAAAGGTGTCCCTGATTTTTCAGATTTACCCAAAGACATGCGCAGGCATTTCATTGCGTTATATAAAATGGAAGTTATTACGGAAGCTCTGAATGAAGGCTGGAAAGCAGATTGGGATAACTCGGATGAGAACAAGTATTATCCCTATTTCATTATGTCTCCTTCCTCTTTCGCTTTCTTCGTTTCGCTTTGCGTTAATGCGTGTGCGCTTGCGGGTAGCGGGTCTCGCCTTTGTTATAAAACACGCGAACTTGCGGAATATTCGGCAAAACAATTTATTGACATTTGGAAAGACATCCAGATAGGATAAGCATACAAAGGTCGTCTGCCCTTGTCTCCTTCCTCTTTCGCTTTCAACGATTCGAATTACGATAATGCGTATGCGAATGCAGGTAGCAGGTCTCACCTATGTTGTAAAACTTCAAAGGGCAGAAACCTCACCTCTTGGTGGAAAACAACAATTCAAACGGTGTTGGTAGGTTTAACCCGAAAACTCTTATTAGAAAACAAAGGCTATGAAACGCTTTGGGAATTTATATCATCGCATCTATGATATAGATAATCTTTATCTTGCTTATTCTAAAGCTAAAAAGGGCAAAGGAAAAACGTATGGAGTTATTCAGTTTGAGAAAGATTTGGATAACAACATACTTTCCTTGCACAAAGAATTGTCGGAAAGAAGCTATATCACTTCTCAATACACGACTTTCATTATACATGACCCAAAGGAGCGTGAGATATACAGGCTACCATTTCGTGACCGTGTTGTGCATCACGCTATAATGAACATCCTTGAAGATATATGGACACCGATTTTCATTTCACACACTTATTCCTGTATCAAAGGAAAAGGCATTCATGGAGTGGTTAAACATTTGAAGAAAGACCTGAAAGATGCTGATGGAACAAAATATTGTCTGAAAATGGATATTCGCAAATATTATCCGTCAATAGACCACTCCATACTGAAACGTATCATACGTAAGAAAATAAAAGACATAAAGGTGCTTGCCCTTCTGGATGGTATTATAGATTCAGCACCGGGTGTTCCTATCGGTAACTATCTTTCCCAATTCTTTGCGAATCTATATCTTTCTTATTTCGACCATTGGATTAAGGAAGAAAAGCGAATGCCATATTATTACAGATATGCCGATGACATGGTGATACTTTCCAGCAGCAAGAAAGAGTTACACAGTATTCTTCTTGAAATCAACTCATATCTTAATGAGAAACTGCACCTGCAATTAAAGGGCAACTATCAGTTTTTTCCGGTAGATAGCAGGGGAATAGATTTCGTGGGATACGTATTTTTTCATACGCATACATTGATGCGGAAATCCATAAAGAAAAACTTTTGCCGTAAAGTATCTGCATTAAACAAAAAGAATATAACCCCGCATGATTACAAAATGGCAATCTGTTCATGGCTGGGTTGGGCGAAGCATTGTAATTCTAAGCACCTTATTAAAAAGATTATTAAGAATGAAAAGATTCAGTGAATTAGGAATTGAAATTGATGCAGACCGACATATATTTCCAGTTCCGCAGGTTTCAATAACCGATATTCTTAACTGTGAAATTGAAATACTTGATTTTGAATCGGGTGTAAAAACACAGCATGGTTCAGACAGATATGTAGTAAAAATAAAACATGAAGGTACGGAATGCAAGTTCTTTACAAACTCCACTCCTATTAAAGAAGCACTAAGCAAGATTTCCAAAAAAGACTTTCCGTTCATTACAACTATCAGAGTGAAGAAGTTGGGAGTTGGGAACAGCAAGATGTACTATTTTACTTAACCAAATTCAGCCGCAGAAAAGGTCAGAGCTATTACCGTACTAAAAGCCGTGAGAGAAGCGAAGTGCGCACCGCTTCCCTTTAACCTTGTACGGGCGGTCTAAAAACACAATACAATGGAAAATGAACTTGAAGAACTGTACAAGGAGCTGAACGAAGTCAAAGCTTGCGATTTGGACTATCTTCCCAAGTATAGGTATTCTTCAAAAGAAGAAATCATTCAGCTTATAGAGGAGTTGCGCGCAGAACTCGAATGTAATCAATATGATTATACACCTGACGAACTCGAAGACGAAAGGATGTTTCTTTGCGTTAGTCAAGGGATGCCAAGACATTGTTAAATTATCAACATTATGGAGAACAACTTAGATTTATACAACCGCGTCAGAAAAGTCCCCCAAGAAGCTATAAAAAGTATTGCTGCGGGAAGATTGAAAGGTATGTCTGATATAAACCCTATGTGGCGCATAAAAAGGCTTACCGAAGAATTTGGAGTGTGTGGTTTCGGATGGAAATATGAAATCATCCGAATGTGGAACGAAAATGGCGGAAATGGAGTAATATCCAGTTTTGTTCACATAAACCTATTTGTAAAAATGAACGGGGAATGGAGCGAGGCTATACAAGGCATCGGCGGTTCTTCATTTGTGACAAATGAGAAAAACGGTCTCTATACATCGGATGAATGTTTCAAAATGGCCTTAACGGATGCCATATCAGTGGCTTGCAAAGCATTAGGAATGGGGGCTGATGTTTATTGGGATAAAGATTCGACAAAATACAGCCAAACAAGCATGCAAGCGGCACCTGTTACAGACAATCGAAAGTTACTAAACAAAGAACAGTTTAACGACGAGAAGCTGATGGAGTGGATATATAAATATTTGACTAAAGCCAAAAATGAAGGCAAACGCCTTTCTCTCGTAAACCTTGTAAATGAAAGTTACAAGGTTGCCCAAGAAGATATAAGTATCATATCTGCCAATTACGAACAATACAGAATTAATAATAACCTACCATGAGTAAAGAATTATCAATTAGCAAAATTCCGGCTACAAAATCAGAACAGGAACAATTAGCTTCCCTTTTTATCCAAAAAGTACTTGATGGAGAAATCAGTGCCATAGAAGCCGTTATTCAAATGAAAAGCATCGGTGAATCCATATCTATTTTTTTGAAAAACAATGATATAAGAGAAGCAGTAATCAAGGAAACGGAAAAATACGGAAAAGGCGAAACTCCGTCATACAAAGGAGCCGTTGTTCAAGTAAAAGAGACATCTGTGAAATATGATTTTGCAGGATGCAATGACATTGTTTGGGATAAACTGAACAAGGAAAAGAAAGAAGTGGATGAAAAGATAAAGCAACGTGAAAGTTTCCTTAAGCTTGTAAATACCAATAAAACGGAAATAGATGAAGAAACCGGTGAGATATATACAATATTTCCGCCTGCGCGTTCATCTACCACATCTTATGCTATTACATTCAAAAAACAATAGTTATGTATCGAATAAGTGTCACTTCCTTAGAAGCCTTTCGGCGTTTCAGAGACAAACATTCCATATGGGATACAGAAGAACGCCTTCTTAATGTTCTTGCGGGAATAAAAGAGCCTAACGCTTATGCGGCAATAGGCTCTTGTTTTCATAAGATAGTAGAAACAGGGAAAGCAACATATGTAGGAAGAGGAATATTCGAACAGGAGCAAGAAGGGGCTATTGTCAGGTTTAACAGTAAGGCCGTTGAAAATGCCATTTTTTACCGGAATAAATTTCCTGATGCCCAACATGAGGTACACGGCGGTAAAGACTACCATTCTTCACATTTTGATATACATGTACATGGTTATGCGGATTTAAAATATGCCAAAGTAATTCGGGATATTAAAACCAAGTACTCCACACCGCATACGGAAGATTATACAAAATCATGCCAGTGGACTTTTTATCTTGATATTTTTGATTGTTCCATTTTCTACTTTGATTTATTTCAGTTCGAGGGGTACAAACGTAACATGCTCACCGATGTGACATCTACAGGTTTTATCCTTTACGAACCTATTGAATGTATTCGAACAGATTTGTCTGAAAAATACAATCAAGGTATAGTGGAAGATTTCTGCAAGTATATACATACAAATAACCTATACCACTTGTTGAAAACGAAAGAAGAACTTTATCAACTTTAAAATATTGATTTTATGATTTTAACAGGAAGTATTTGTCTTAGTGACATTCCCCGCGAGCAAATGAAGAAAGTAATCTGCAAAGACGGGAAAGAGAAAATTTATTTAAATGTGGCGGTTATCGAACGCAAGGAACCTTCACAGTTTGGGCATACCCATTTTATTACTTGTGCCCCAAAACAAGAAGAACGCAAAGAAGGCATACAGTATATTTTTGGAGATTTCAAGGAATATAAGCCTGTTCAGAGCAGCCCCACACCGGAACAGATTGCGGAAGCTCCGGGATTATCCCCGCAAGATGATTTGCCATTCTAAAATATTATGCAATACGACCTATCCAACCCACTCCACAAAGAGCAGTTCAAAATACGATGTAACTATCTCTTCTCAAAGGGTTGCATTGTGGAACTGACGGAAAAGAAGCCTAAGAGGACAGCGCAGCAGAACAAATACCTGCACACCCTTTTAGGCTTCTTCGCTTGTGAGACGGGGAACACGCTGGAATACGTAAAACAGAACTATTACAAAAAGTTAGTAAATCCTACAATATTCACCCGTAAGATTAATGATAAGTTTTTGGGAGAAATGGAAGTTTTACGTAGTTCCACTGATTTAGATACAGCGGAAATGACGACGAGCATTGAGCGTTTTCGTAATTGGGCGAGTGCCGAATGCGGCGTTTATCTTCCAAGTCCTGATGAAGAGAGGTTATTGCAATTAATGGAGATTGAAATAGATAGAAGCAAAACGTTTATTTAAAGTAGAAAATTATGAATACATGGCTTAAGGTAAAACTCATTACAGGGGAACAGCAGGAAATAAGATTAATAGAAAACAAGAAAGAGAAATAATCTATGAGCGAACAGAAAAACAACTTCGACAAGAAAGTACAGATGCACTTGGCTTGCTCAAAAAATGAACTGAGAAAAGAAATGCAATGCGTCTATTTCAAAGATGGATTTGCATACGCAAGTGATGGTATCATTCTCGTTAAAAACAGAATATCCGAAATATCAGGATTGGAAGAATGCGAGGCAGAAGCACTTAACGGGAAATTCCTTCATGCCGACTTATACAAGGATATGTTGAAATACGACAATATTATGATTGCGGAAGATGGTATCGAATGCAGTAAAGGTGATGATAAGGTATTCTTCTACTTTTCTAAATTTGATAAATTTCCAGATGCAGAAAAAGTATTGCAGAATGCGCTTAATATGAAGCCTGTACCATTGCCGCAGTTTAGCTTTGATATGAAAGTTATTCAACGGCTTAATAAGGCCCTTTATGAAAGTGGCAAGTGTACCGCTATGTTCAAAGGTACTAACCAACCTATTGTATTTTACAGCATGATAGAAAATATCAGTAGCGTAGGATTATTCATGCCTTGTTATACTGATGAGGAAAATGGAGATTAATGATTATATCCCTAATAAATAACCATAATTATTAACTAAACGCCCTCTGTTCACGCAGAAGTCCCGTGAAAGGTTCGGGTTAAGTGATTTAATTTCAGCTAACAGTTAACTATCCCGGTGTGGCTTGACCGCCTATCCGGGAACTATTTGTTAACCTGCCTGCCCGGTCTGTGAAGATGGGGCGGGCGAAAATGGGGGTGCGCAGTGGAGTGCTTTTGACTTTCGAGAGGTGCACATGGTAGAAAGTACGGTACGTGAGATATAAGGAGTAATTAACCTTAGAAGTAGCGTAAAAGGATAAGTCCTTAATTGGGTGTTCGAATCGCCCCATCTCCACATAAATGTGAGCCACACATAAAATGGCAAGGGTTAGTAAATAATGGTTGTGCCCCGGAGAATACGCTTCGGGGCTTTTAATTGGCGAAGATTATGAGAATAGACAAAATTAAGACAGTAGGTCAGCTTAGAAAGGTCATTGAAAATCTTTCTGACGATTACGAGATAGAAATGCGTATTAGACGTAAATTGACGGATGAAGACATAATCGAGTTGCATAAAAAGTACGGTAAGATATATCCTTATCCATACGAAACAAGTTATTCAGAGCTTGAATTTGATGATGTAGGTGTGTCTGACAAAGTATTATGCTTGGGAGTTGAACTAAAAGACGAATGATATGCCATACTACATAAATGCAAATTGAATGAAACTTACAATAACCAAATCCGAAGGTGCAATCATTCAGAAGCTTATTGCAGACCGAAAGTCAGACATTCATAATATTGGAGGTGACAGCAAGCAGGCAGAGCGTCTAAGTAAGCTGAACAAGAAGATTGCAAGGCAGATAAAGAAACAATACAAGACATGAGTCCTTACGTAATAACTTCTGCGGTTCTTATTACCTATGACGGAAAGAAGATACCGTTGGAAAACATAGAAAGTGAAATAATGACCCGACCTATCCAGTTGACTAAGGAGAAGATACTTGATGCTTTCTCCATGATGAAAGATAAGCCGGTGGATGTGGAACTTAAAATCAAACATATATGAGCAATTATGTTACAGTTACAGCAGAGGTGGAATTTGACATGGAAGATTATATAGATGATATTCTTGAAAAATTGTCAGACGAAGAGTTAATTAAAGAGCTTGAGGACAGAGAGTTTGTTGTTTACGAAACAGCACCCTTACTTCAAATTGAATTTAACAATCCGACCGATTTGAAAAGGCATTTATGCGACATAGCTAATGCCGGCTATTGTATATCCAATGAAGAGCTTATCAATGAAATAAAATTAAAACTACCATAACATGATATATAATAAACAGATAATAAGGGGCAAAATACCGAGTAAATCTAATTGTTATAAAGTTATAACAATCCGCGGTCATGGCAGTCTTGCCAAACAGCCGGCATTGAATGAATATGAAAAGTCGTTCTATCTACAATGTAACCAGTACAGAGGCAAGATGATAGCAGGGCTGTTTGAACTTTATTTGAATGTATTCTATGAAAACCAACGCCCAGACCTCGACAATTGTTTCAAGACAGTACTTGATTGTCTACAAGGATGCAAAGCTATCAAGAATGACCGTAATTGCGTGAAGATAGTAGCAGAGAAGTTTATAGACAAAGTAAATCCAAGAATAGAATTTATAATCAAGGAAGTTGAATTATAAAATAATAGACAGTTTGAAAGATACATGACAGTGATAAAAGATAGCTTTAAAGTTCCCTCAATAAAAGAAGTTGTCAAAGAGATAGAGCATGTACCGAAATGTCCCCGAAGCGGGGAGATGAACATATTGCATTTATACATGGATAGAAAGCGTTTATTTATTTCCGACAATTACAGCAGTAAAGAAAATGGTAGAAAAAGCAAAAAAGAAATCTTTCATTTTTAATGTTGAATGGCAAGAGATACTATTAGGTTACCCATCGGAGGTCAGACTTGAAGTGTACGATGCAATCATTGAGTATGTTGCATCGGGGACAATTTTGGAGCTGAAACCAATGGCTAAAATGGCATTCTCCTTCATTAAAAAAGAAATAGATTACAATACCTGCAAGTACAATGATATTGTGGCAAAACGAAGCGAAGCGGGGAAAAAAGCAATGAATAAACGCTACAATAAAGATGTAACAAATCTAACAAATGATAGCAAATCTAACAAATGCTATCAAGACGCAACAAATCTAACTGTTAATGATAATGATAATGTTAATGAATCTCCTAACGGAGATAAAGTAGATGCTTTTCTCCCGGAAATATCAGACAAGCCTCTGAAAGAATGTTATGAGGAATTATCCGCCAATAGTTCATGGATAGAAACCGTTGTAATAAATAAGAGGTCTTCCGGACATCAGGACTTTACCCTGGAACATTTCCAGGAATATCTCAAAAAATTCTTTGAAAAACTTCAAAATGAGGGAGAAATCCGTAAAAGCCCTAAAGACGGAATGGCTCATTTTGTTAGGTGGCTGGATATTGAACTCGGGAAATCCAAAACGGACATGTATAAGGCAGCGAACGAACAGTTATTGTTGGCTGTCAAAGAGGATAAGAAAGGGTACTACCAATTCTTGTCGTACATCAAGAGGCAAGCTCCTTATTGTTTTTCAAATATGCGGCTGCCTACCGAGGAAGAGTTCTTGCTACTACGGGGTAAATACGGGAATGAGATGTTTAAAAGCGCATTGCGCACCATTGAAGGCAGGTCAGACATACGTTCTAAATGGGATGTCTTGTATTATGCTGTCTTAAAACAAATTGAATATCAAAATGGAAGTTAATGTACAATTACGTGATGAGGAAGCAGAGAAAATCGTTCTCGGTACTATCATAGCAGAGCGTGATGCCATAGAAATGGTAAGGGATATTCTAACCGAAGAATGCTTCTATAATCCGTTCCATGCGGAGATATACAAGGCGGTGCTTCAGGTTGTATCATCAGGGAATAGAGCTGACCTTGTTTTCGTAAAGGGTAAATTGGAAGAAAACGGAGTAAAGTTCGACATTGTTGAATACATGAATATTGTATCGTGTCATACATTCGACCTTTACCAATACGCTTCAAGACTTCAAGATTTACACATACGAAGGAAGTTTTATTCAATCGGACAATATCTTGTTTCCAACTCATACACTGAGGCAGAAGATATTGAAGATGTGGCAAAAAGAGTCAATGAAGATATGGCTTCATTGTTCAAATCGAGCAGTACCACCGTTTCTTCGATAAATGAAGGAATTGAAAATGTGTACAAAATGATTAACGAGAACCTATCCGGCAGCAAGCCACTGACTGGAACACCAACAGGATTTGAGAAGATAGACGCCAAATCCGGAGGATTGCAGAAATCTGATTTGATAATCGTTGCAGGTGAAACATCGCAGGGAAAAACCTCATTGGCAGTGTCTATGATGCGAAATGCGACCTGTTCGGATGCAAAGATAGCCATGTATTCAATGGAGATGAAAAAAGAGCAAATCGCAGCTCGTATTCTCTCCATGGAAAGTGGAGTACCAGCCAATCAAATCATGTATTCGAGACTTACCGATTCACAGATACAGGCCATTGACAAAGGGGTTGGAAATATTGCAGGGAAAAGCATATACTTTGACGACCGGAGTACATCAAACATAGACACGATTATATCCTCTATCCGTTACATGAAGATAAAGCATGATATTGACGGTGCCGTGATTGACTACCTGCAAATATTGAATGTCAACATGAAAGGTGCTAATAAGGAGCAGCAGATGGGTGATGTAGCGAGAAGATTGAAGAACTTGGCAAAAGATTTGGATATATGGATTATCGCCCTTTCCCAATTAAACAGGGACAATCTGAATCCGGTTCCTACTCTTGCACGGCTTAGAGATAGCGGACAGATAGCGGAAGCTGCCGATGTGGTAATTCTCATATATCGTCCGGAAGTAAAAGATAAGCCTTATCCGGATGAATTTAAGAACGTAAGCACAAAAGGTACTGCCATGATTGATATTGCCAAAGGACGTAATATAGGATTATTGAAATTCATATGCGGATTTGACGCATCAACAACCAGATTTTACGATTTGGATTGTGTGCCAATTGGTAATATGAGTGATTCTATCCAAGAAGAACAGCCTTTCTAACAGAACATAATGGCAAAGAAAAAAGAACCCCTCTCCCCCGTCCACTGCCGCCAATGCTCATACGCCACAGACTTTATCGAGAACTCATGCTTTTGTAAAATTAGAAGCCATAGAGTGTGCGCTTGTGGCAGATACGGCAGGATATGCGAGAAATTCAAGAAAAAATGATTATGGACATAGAGATTGAAAAGAAAATCGAACAATTGGAGTGGCAGCGTGACAATGCAATGCGTATACGCTGCCCGTTGGTGGCAAGGAAGTATCAGCGCATGATTGATGAACTTGCAAAAGAGAGTAGAAACAAGAATATGAACAAGGCAGAACAGACAAGACAATGACTACCGACACGGCAAATCAGATAATCAGCAAGTATGAGAGCCTTGTAGTTCTGTGCACCTACAACATACTGCTCACGAACGACATCTGTTGCGGACAGGTTATCGAGTGCCTGCATGCGATGAAGAGAACGCCTTATTACAAACAGGCATTCAAGCGGTATTTGAATGATGCCGATAAGGCAAGAAAGGAATACGAGCGTACTGTAAACAGCGTTATCGGTTCAGACCGGAGCGAGTTTTTCGCCGACTGCAACGACAAGTACACGGAAGAAGTGAACAAGCACGTGGATATGCTGTATTGGCAGTTCAAGCAGGTTCTCGACGATAACGGCGTACCCCATTCCGCAGAGATTGCAAGGTTCGAACTTGCAAGGACATTATGTGATTACGCCTGCATCCAGTTTGACGAAAGGATTAAAGAGCTTCGAAAGAAAGATTCACGGTTTAACGGGTTTACGTTGGAATACCTGAAGTTTTCCAATGTGACAAGGATGATGAACCTTGCTTCCGACTGTTTGAAAATCGGGAAAACGGTCAATATGAACACAGAGCGGTGTACAGCAGCATTTGATGTGCTGGTAAGAAAGCTGTCGGATGCGGATAATATTGCCAACGCGATAAAAGTTTAGCGAGATGAAACCTATTTATAACCTTATATCCCTCCTCATGGACTGGCTCTTGGTAGAGGTTGGAGCGAATGAAGAGTGGTTCTGAATTATGGAAATGAAGAAAAGCGAATTGACACACGGCTCTCTGTTTAGCGGCATCGGTGGCCCGGAAATAGCTGCCGAGATAATGGGCTGGAAAAACGTGTTCCATTGTGAAATAAACCCGTTCGGGAGAAAAATACTTGATTATTGGTTTCCAAACAGCAAAAGTTATGAAGACATCACGAAAACAGATTTTACAGAGTGGCAGGGAAAAATCAATGTCCTCACCGGAGGTTTCCCCTGCCAGCCTTTTTCTTGCGCCGGACAGAGAAAGGGAGCGGAAGATGACCGCTACCTCTGGCCGGAAATGCTACGAGCGATACGGGAGATTCAGCCCGATTGGGTTGTTGGTGAAAACGTTGCTGGAATCCTCTCGATGGTACAGCCCGGCAGTGAAACTGCGTTGGGACGTGAAGAATCTCTGTTCGGAGAGGTTGACCGAAAAAGAATATTGCATCGGCAGGAATACGTCGTCGAAACAGTGTGTAACGACCTTGAACGTGAAGGATATTCCGTCCAACCGGTTGTTATTCCGGCTTGTGCCGTCGGAGCGCCGCACAGAAGAGACCGCGTCTTCTTTATTGCGAGAAGAATACAAGACAATAACAACAACATCGGGAGTGGATATACTTGTAGATTCGGAAGATTTTCCGTTTCTGAATCAATGGAAATGGAAGATAAACAATTCAGGGTATGTTTACAGAACAATCAGAGCGAAAGAAGATGGAAAGAAATGGAAGACTATCTTGATGCACAGATTGATTTGCTGTCCGAAGGAAAACGAGGAAGTGGACCATATCAACAGATGCAAAACGGACAACAGAAAGCAAAATCTTCGGATATTAGCTCATTGGGAAAATCTTCACAATCGGAAGAAAGGTTCAGGAGTAAGGAAACCGAAGGGACGGAACAAATGGCATGCGATAATCTATGTGAACAGGAAAAGGATTCACCTCGGATTTTTCGATACAAAAGAGGAGGCGATGAATGCAAGGTTGAATGCGGAGAGAAAATTGTTGCCCACCGTGCAGACGCAGGGGTTGAAGGTATGCAACGGGAATGGGAAAACAACATTCTATCCGGTAGAGCTGCTCCCAACTCCGATGTCTACCGACATACACCATGCAAAACGGGTGAAGGATTTGAAAAATGCAGGTGCAAAAACGATGGCGAGTCGAAGAAACGGAAGCAATCGTCCGAATGGCCTAATGGATTTCATGGATTTCCACGGAATGTTACCTACACCAACGACAAGTTGTCACAATCCCGGAACGGCAAAGGACCGGAAAGACGGCAGTCCCCGGACATCAGAACTGAACCATTTGTGTGCCCGCCTGATTGGGAAAACTTCCCTACTCAATCCCCTGTTTGTAGCCGAGATGATGGGATTTCCACCAGATTGGACGGTATTGCCTTTTCAAAGTGGCGGCAGGAATCGATAAAGGCATACGGCAATGCGATTTTACCACAGGTTATATATGAAATTTTTAGAGCAATAAATATTGTAGAAAATGGAAGAATGGAAAACTATTGAAGGTTATGATGGAAGATATGAAGTCAGTAGTCATGGACGTATTAGAAGCGTCAGTATGTTTCTAGGGAATCATATATATCATGGAAAGGTTTTATCTCCCACAATAGCGCCAAATGGATATTTAAAAGTTAATTTAATATTAAGAGGGAAAAAGAAGACTTGTTTGGTGCATAGGCTTGTCGCGAAAGCGTTTATAGAAAATAGAAAAAATCTACCACAAGTAAACCATAAAGATGAAATAAAAACCAATAATAATGTTGACAATCTCGAATGGTGTAGCGAATCGTATAATTGTAACTACGGTAAAAGGAATTTTTTATTGATAGAGAAAACAAGGAAGCCTGTATTGCAATTATCGGTTGATGGGAATTTGATAAACAGATTTGAAGTTTTAAATGACGCCTCCCGAATCACTGGGATAAATGCCGCACATATTTGTGATGTATGTAAAGGGAAAAGGAAATTAGCTGGTGGATATGTATGGAAATACGCCACAAGTAATGTATGAGATATTCCTGGCAATAGAATCTATAGAAAAAGGCAAATAGTATGAACATCCATCAGACAGTCCCCCGCTCCGATTGCACCTCTTTCGCCAAATGCGGCAAGCATTCCCTTGCCTATTGCCGGAAGTACGGTGCATCCGAATGCGGTCCGTGCGAGATAGTGAAGCGGAAACCGAGAAACCGGGTGATAGTGGACGGTGTAGAACGCAAGGTATGTAGCCGCTGCAAAAGACCGCTTTTACTATCCTGCTTCTATGACAGGACAATCTATCGCAACGGAAAGGTGTATCACATCAAGACATCATGGTGCAAAATGTGTGTTTCGGAAGACAATCGGGAACGGAATGAAAGGAAGAAATGAAAACAGTTAAACTTTCTAATTTAAAAGTCGGCGACCTTTTCATCCATAAAGGAACGGTGTACGAGATTATTACAAAGAGTAAGTGGACTTCCCAATGTAGGTATTTAAATGATAAATATCGCTTTGGTGGTTGGTGTCAATACTTGTATTGTGATTTTAGTAATTACACAAAAGTGGAAATTTAATATTAACATATTGATTATGAAACGAAGAATAGAAAAAAAGATGCAGAAACACCCGCACAGATACAAATTACATCAGTATTTGAAGTATGCCCGCCAATGGTGTTTCGCTTTGACATATAAGGGTAAACTATACACGTTGTTAGACGATGGTAGAATTGTAAAGGAGAACAGTTGGTTATGAAGCATTTAATTGATGCCATTATAAAGAAATGGTTCTGTTGCCACGAGTGGGAATACTTATTTGAGAGGAGAGTTGAAGTTGTTGATGATTGGGGCGATAGAAGTTGGTACACCGTCCGTCACTATTTCTGCAAGAAGTGTGGTAAATATAAGAAAATTAAAAGTCATTGATTATGAAACAGACAGTAGAAGAAGCAGCCCAAAGCATGGCTTACAATAAGATGCCAGATTGGGGAGGATTGCCAGCATTGGCGAAAAAAATATTTTATAAAAGGTGCAGACTGGCAGGCAAAGCAATCTCCGTGGATAAGCGTTGAGGACAAGGCTGGTTGTGACACATCTGGCGACTGTATTGTAATGGTTATGAATGGTGATATATTCAAAGCGTATTTTTCATCTGAAAACAAATGGATGAAAAGTAATGGCGGCTATTATGATGAAGTGATAGATGATGTTGTTGCATGGTTTCCCATCCCCTCTTTCGAGGGGATACTCGAAGCCAACAAGGATGTACTGGAACGGATTAAGGAGAAAGGAGTGAAAAATGAAATATCATAAAGTAAAGAAAAAGCAAAAATTTGAAAGGGTTTGTTACAACTGTAAGCATTATTATAAATGTACTGACAGATTTAACAAAGATACTATAAACTGTGATAAATTCAAATTTAATGCTTTATGCAAGAGTGTTTAAAAAGGAATGAGAAATGAAATCAAAACAAGTATTATCAGTCGAACAGATGAAACATTTGCAGGAGCTTGGGCTGGATACAAGCGATGGAAGCATGTGTTTTGAGTGGAATGAATCAGATTCAGACAACATGGTTGTAACCTCTCCGGATGCCGATACGAATTACGACTATTATCATGAGACTTACACTTTGCAGGACATTCTCGATAAGCTGCCGCGATACATAAATGTCTTCTGTATAACGTATAAGCTGTGCGTTGAGCCTCTTTTTGCTGGTCCTTGGGCTATAAGTTATCAAAAAAGCATGTCTGAACCATTCATCGTTAAAGTTTCCGGAAATCTATTGGATGCAGCCTACAAGATGCTGTGCTGGTGTATTGAAAACAGGTATATTAAAACTAAAGAATAGTTATGAAAGCAAGAATAAAAGCAACCGGAACGATTGTAGAGGTTGAAGGCTTATTCGACGTTGGGACTGCCTTAGTGAATGGTAGGTATTTCAAAGTGTCAGAACTCGACTTCTTTGATAATTTTGAAACTATTGATTGGGAGCAAAGGCGTTATGAATTGGCAAAATCCGCTATGCAAGGGTATTGTATTGCTTTAGGAATAAACGATGACAGTGAAACTTATGATGATATTGCAATAGGCTCTTTGAGGGTGGCTGATGCACTAATAAAGAAATTGAAAGGTAAATAACTATGACCGAAGAACTCGTAACATTAGAGACTGCGAAGCAGCTGAAAGATAAGGGCTTCAATTGGAAGTGTGAACACCTAATAGACCGTAATAAGGTTATTACAAAATATGACCTTCCGCAAAGTATGTCGTGTTGTACGGAAATAGATGACGAACCAGTTGAATTTTTGTGTCCAACATTGTATATCGCCCAAAAGTGGCTGCGTGAAAATCATTCTATTCATATAGCTGTTTATTTTAATCAATATGGACGATGGTATTATCGACTTTACGATATAAAGGATTATGATTTTCTTTTTGGAACAGAAGTTGATAAAACTTATAAATCTTACGAGGAAGCACTGGAAGCCGGAATACAAGAAACTTTAAAACTTATATAACCATTATGAGCAAAGGAATTTACACAAAAGAAAATGTAGGTAATGGTGTATTCATCTTTACCGTCAATAAGAATTTTGTAGAACCTAAATTTTGGGGACTGCATGAAGAAAACGAACAGGCACAATGTGTAGTTATTATCCATGATGGCAATGCTTTATTCTTCTATCCGAGAGATATGGATAATAATACCCATATTCTTCTTGATTTGGGGAAAGAGCAAACAGGGAAGATATATCCAACCATAGAAGAAGGTATGAAGGATACCGATGGAATAGGTTATACCAAAGCATTAGCTGCATCCGAAAGCGAAATTGCTGAGAAAGTCATAGCATTGGACTTATGTGGATTAAGTTGGCACATTCCTACACTACAAGAGAGTGTCTTAGGGTACGAACATAAGGTTATGCTGAATGCAGCCTTAGCTATCTGCGGAAAACAACCAGTGAAAGATGACTGGTATTGGTGCTCTACGAGAAAAGAAAACAAATGCAATTTTGTTCTCTGTTGGTGCAATGGTTATTGGAGCTACAGCAATCAGGACTATGACAATTGGGTTCGCCCCGTGTCCGCTGCCTCTCCTAATTCACTTTAACCTTATAAATGATTATAACTATGGCAAAAGTATTTATAACAAAGTATGCCTTAACAGAAGGTATTAAAGAGATAGAAGCAGATATTATTAGAAGTAGATTTGAAGATGGAGAATATGTAAGGGATGGTTTATGTTCTTACTTCCGTATAGGGGAAAACGCATTCACCGATAAATCCGAAGCGTTGAAAAAGGCGGAAGAAATGAAGATTAGGAAAATCGCTTCTCTTCGTAAGCAGATTGAGAAACTTGAGAAATTATCTTTTAAAGTAGAGGAGATTTGATTATGGGACAAGAAAGAAAAATCGGAGAGGTATTTGAATATAATGGAGAAAAAATTATCGTGAAAAAAGATGGCGATATTATGTGCGAATGCGATAAGTGCTATTTTGATGGTAAACCGGAATGCAGTGATTGTCGTTGCATTTCTTGTACGAGGCAAGATAAACAAGATGTGCACTTTGAGAAAGTGGAGGATTGATTATGAAAGCAAACCTAATATTTTTTCTTGCGATATTCATTATATCAGCATTATTCATCGGGCATTTCCGGTTGACATTCTCACCGTTCAGTGTATCCTTTTCCTATTGGCATAGGGCTGTAGGAGTTATTCTTATCGTTGCAGGATGCTTGGTTTACAACATAGGTGAGCATATATCAGGCTACAAGAAAGGATTGAATGAAGGCATGGAGATTGTTTTGAAAGAGTTAAAAAAAAGATACAATGAAGAAGATAATGTTCAATGAGATTTGGAAATCAATCACCCTAAATGAGTGCAATTTGGATGTATCAAATTATGGGAATGTTCGTTTTTCTAAAAATCATAAGAAAAAATCGTTTCATCTTAATAAATATGGTTATCCGACAATTCGCATTCAAAAAGACAGAAAGATATACACATATCGAATACACAGATTAGTCGCCCAATTATTTATTGAAAATCCCTATCCAGAAAAGTTCGATTGCATCAATCACAAAGACGAAAACAGACAAAATAATTTTGTTGAAAATCTTGAATGGTGCGATAGGAATTACAATAACAACTATGGCAGTCACAACGAAAAAATAGCAAAAAGCAAGAGTAAGCCAATCATTCAATATGATTTGAACGGAAATATTGTTAGAGAATGGGAGTCTGCATCTGTTGCTGCAAGAACATTAGGGTGTGCTCAATCAGGAATAAATTGGTGTTGTTTAAGAAAACCAAAACACAACACATGTATAGGTTTTATTTGGAGATTTGCGGACGATAAAGATACTAGATATAAAAATGGAAAATCTATAATCAAATATGATTGTAATGGAAATTTTATTGAGGAATATATAAACATTACCTCTGCCGCTAAAGAGAATAAGATATGTATAACTTCAATAACCAACTGCGCTAAAGGTCGGTCAAAGACCGCAGGAGGTTTTAAATGGGAATATAAACATGTATAATAAAATGAAGAAGATATTTTTTTCAGATAAATACAGTCTAACCCAGGCTGTATTGGATGGTCGGAAGACGCAGACAAGAAGAATCATTAAGTGTCCGAAAGCATATCAAGAAAATCCTGCTGGATGTTTTAGGATTACTGAATCAGATGATGTTAGCCCCCTTTTTGAGATTCTTGTATATGATAAGGACTGTAATGACTTTGTTCCAATGTTTATTCAGCCGAAGTACAAAGTTGGTGAAGTTTTTGTCATTGCACAATGTTATGAAAGTTTAGGGATGAATCCCGAAATTGCACTTAATGATAGGGACGGAATAGGATTTTATACTAAAACTAAATTCGCACCCGGTTGGAAAAATAAAATGTTTGTCCGCGCTGACCTCATGCCCCATCATATCCGCATTACTAACATCAAGATAGAACGGTTGCAGAACATATCCGATGAAGATTGCTTTAAGGAAGGAATTTTTAAATGGGATGCTGGACAAAAGGATATTCCTTTTTATTCATTCCATAATGCAGATATACCCGACTACAATGATCCTCGTGACGCATTCGCAGAACTGATAGATAAAGTTTCCGGCAAAGGAACATGGGAAAGTAATCCCTATGTCTTCGTTTATGAATTTAAACTGATTGATTAAAAACGAGAAAAGATATTGATTATGAAGCGTGAAATAAAATTCAGAGCAAAAGCCATTAATGATAATTTTTTCAAAGGCGTATGGATAGATGGTTGTTATACAAATAGGCTATGGGGCGAAAAACTTGTCGATATGATAACTGATGGTGCGCATGAGATACCTATACAGATAGAGACATTGGGGCAGTTAACCGGTTATGCGACAAGGATGGAAAGGAAATCTACGAAGGAGACATACTTGTATGTGGACAATGAATAGCTCTTGTATTGTGGACAAAGAACTTGCTACATTCGCATTACAATTCGATTTTGAAAAAAAAGTCGGCATGAGACCTTTAGGAGAATGGCATGTTATGACAGTCGTTAGTAATATTCACGATAACCCGAATTTGTTGAAAGAAAATAGCCATGAGTAAATTAGAGCACATCGCCACAATTGATTGCTGCTACTGGAGATTAAACAAGCTCAAAGAACAGCTTTCCAAGTCTAAATCGACTATGGAGCAGTTGGTTGATAAAGCCTGCGGTTATAATGAAGTAGAAGAAGTGAAAAAGGAAGCTATAACCCTTTTGGAACAGATTGTTGAAAGTAAAAAGGCTATCGGTGTGAATTATTTGGGAGATAGCAAGTTCCTTGATAAATTAAAGAACAAAGAAACACATGAGTAAACTATACAAAGCAACCCTCTTCGGCAAATCATTCATTATAGGATGGTTCAGTTATGCAGATAAATGGTATCATAAATTTAGTATAATAAAATAATGGATATAACAGAATTAAAAATCGGTGACCGGGTGAGAATAAAACTCCCGTCACCACAAGGAGAAAGACTTTCCATACCCATGCAGGTAATAGGGCTGCTTTCTAGTTTCAACAATCCAAGCCCTAAAGATACGGTATATCTTGACTTTGAAGGAAATGAGGGAGATATATGGGAAGAAGAAGTACAAAATTTAGTGTTTTCAGACAATGAAGAGAAGTCATGAGAAGAGCAGGCAGAATAATCAGAGACAGACATTCCCGCATCCCGGACAAATACAAGAAGATTGACACTACGGTCAACGGGGATGTAGAAAGCCTTGCCGAACAACACAAGGAAGTGGAAAGAAGGCTGTTCTCTCTACGCCTTAACAAGACCACCGTTATTTACGTCACAAAAGACAAACAAAATGAAGCATATGCAGCGAAAGCACGTAAACGGATGGGGATAGCAGAGCCGAAGAAACCTTTTGTCGACCCGCTTTCGGAAGAAAACATTACCAAGTTGTACAAGGAAGAAAAGATACCTCCCCGCAGAATGGCAGAGATGCTGAATGTAAGCATAAGGACGATATATCTAAGATTGGCTAAGTATGGACTTACAAAAGTTAAATGCAGATAACATGAAAGAGAATAATATTTTAAACAAAGAGATTTATACAGAGGCTATGATAGCAGCCTCTAAGGTTGATTTCCTTGAGAGCAAGGAAGAGGTTAAGATGTATGCTACTTCGCTGTATAACGCGATGATATGGGGCATAAAAGTAAAATATTAAGTTTTTTATTTGGCGTTATAGAAAAAGGGTGTATATTTGCAGCGTTACACTTTATGATAGGCAGACGGTTGTCTGCTATTAGCAGGCATTTTTTATGCTTGTAAGTACGCTGTATATATAATACAACGGCTGTTTAACCCCGTGCTATTGCTTAATGGCGTAGCAACTGCCTATCAAGGAGTGTAACGAACGGGAAGTGAACAGCCGTTTTTCTGTTCTATAATGCCAATAAATTCGTTATAACTATGGCTAAAAAGATTATTTTATCAAAGGAGAGTAGCAAAAGCGAAATCAAAGCGTATTTCAACGCAGTGTTAAAGTTGTCACAATCTGATGACGAGTTTCCCGTAAATCTCGATGAAGTTTGGCCTTTAGTCTATTCTGAAAAAGGAAAGGCTGTTAGAGCATTGACTTCAAATGAACAGTTTATTGAGGGGGTTGATTACAAGACGCTTGCCCAAAATGGCAAGCAAGATGAAGTAAGTTGGGGAGGTAATAATAAAATTGATTATAAACTTACCGTTTCTTGTATGGAGTTCTTCATTGCAAGAAAAGTAAGAGCTGTTTTTGAGGTGTACAGGGAAGTATTCCATCACGCCGTTCATAAAACTATTGAAGACAAGAAGAATCCCCAGCAGTCGTTAGTGCTGAAAGACCAAATTACATGGGTAAAGGAAACTAAGAAGCTTCTTAATCTTGATAATCATTCCACTTTAGGTATGCTTCAAAAAATAGCTGACCCTCTTGGATTGCCATTGCCCGAATTTGTTGATGAGGAAGCGGCACTACCAATATCAGAGCTTCTCAAACAGAAAGGAATTATGAATAAAAAAGGGAAGCGTATGAGTGGACAAGAGGGAAACAGAAGATTGCTTGAAGCCGGATTGATAGAACAAGTGACAAGACATAGCAAAAGCAAAGGGAAAGACGTTCCTCAATGGATTATCACAAAGAAAGGTGAGAAATATGGGAAAATGCACCAACACAAAGACGCTTCATTCCCTTCTCCTATATGGTTCTTAAAAACATCGAATGAATTGCTGTCATTAATGAATGTAGCATAACCTTAAAACTAATTCTTGCTCACCTTATAAACGAGGTGAGCAAACCTTATTCAATTCGTTTGAGTGAAATACAAAATTGTAGTTCGCTTGATTTACAACGAATTATATTTTAAATAAAAGACTAAACAAATATTCATCATGGAAAGAAATACAATACCCGCTAAGAAGCAATACGACCTTAGCGCAATAGACGAATTATTCAAAGACTGCATATCTCCCGAAGAATTACGGGAAGAGCTTATCGAACTGGTGTTTGATTACGCACAATACGTAGAAGAAGGGAGCACAGATTTGTTTAAAAACAAAATGAGTACCATATACATACTGTATAGGGCGTTGGAGGGCGTGAAAGAATTAGACACACAGAGTTAATGCCCTACCCAATACGGCAAAGGGTATAACCCAATGAAGTACCTTCTCAAAACGTTCTAAAAAACATTCCATTGAAGTACCCTGAATATTAGGCAGAAATCGCTGTAACAAGTGAAATCTGCCTTTTCAAGCAATATGTCTATCCTATCTTTCATATCATCGCCTTATCATAAGGTCCCCGACAACATTTGCAAGAACATTCGAACCGAACCCACGCAGCCCATCAAGCTTTCCAACCATCCGAATCAGCATGTCTATCTTTCTTTCAAGTTCACAAAGGCGAGTTATCGTACATCCGGTGCTTAAAGTATCTCCTGATACGAAACCCCTCGTCTTCATCCTCCAGATTCTCCACCGCCTTTCTATAACAAGATAGGGCCATCTTATCGGCCGGCACTTCCTGGGGTGTCTTATACCCCATATCCTCGGATATACTTTTCGCATGGTCGGAATAAATCATGTTGGCTGTAACCCACAAGGCATAACTATTGTAATGCGGCTTGTCCTCCACTTGTCCCCCAAGACTTTTTACGGCATTGCAGAACATCTCATATCCCCAATGAAAACCTTTCGTGCCATCTTGATTGACAGTCCTCTTGTTGATATTCCCGGCCTCTCTCTCTGACAAGTAGTTATCCCAGCATACTGCTTCCAGATGGGAAAGCCACGTCTCGGCCATATCCGGATGCGCCACCGCTATCTCACGGAACATATATTTTTCGGCCTCGCCAAAAATCTTCATGTTTTTGGGATTCTTGCTGTCGGACATCTTTTCATAAAGGAGATTATAGCGCTCTATCATTTCATCTTTTGTCTTCATAATAATATTTTTAAGGGAGGGCTTTCGTCCTCCCTGGTTTATACTTCTTTATTCCCCCTTTTACCGGAACATCTTTTCGCCCCTTTTTCTTTGGCGCGTTCGGATAATCAAGCCGGAAAGGTGGCGGAAATAGTGACCGGAGTTGCAAGACTTACTCCAAACGCACGGTTACAGCACTTTATATTTTCCGGCGTAATCCTTGTGACAAGTGGCGTAATGGAGATTGAGGGGATTTCCCCGGCTGTACCGATAAATGCTACCTTAAACTGTTCCAAGAACTGTTTGGTAACACTACGGCAACTTCCTTTGGGAGTATAAGTAACAAGGGAAGCCGCGTTAACGGTTACTATCGTTTGTGTCCCTACTGTATACTGGTCGGCTACTGTAAAATTCACCAAGCCGGTGGGTTGCGCTCCGGCATTGACACAATATGCCTGGCACAGATTTTCCACTACATTAACCAAGTATTGTTGGCTGGTAGCAGCGATTGCAATTGGAGTTAATTGAATCATGATATTGTCTTTTTGTATTATTTATCTTCCGCATCTTCACCTTGCGAAATAGGTTCTTCTGTTAATACTTCATAGGAATTAGGAACGTCCTGGATAGGCAGATTATACCGAAGAAGCGATTTTAATTCTTCCAAATCTTCTTTCTCAAACTCGATTTTTCCCTCAAACAACGAAAGTCCCCCATTCTTTATAGCATCATCCACGACTTTATGTGCCAGTTCCGGTATGGCGTTATCCGGAACTCCTTGCAGATACCCTGCAAGCATAGGTTCAATCAATGATGAGGACAATCCGTTCAGTACGGGAGCTATCTCTTTGGAAATGCTCCACATTGGGCTGACCCAACCGGTGGAACGCACTTTCGCATCTATATTTGCAATAAACGGCAATTGCCCTAACCGTCCTCCAAGTAATCCCTGTATAGCAGGCTGTGCCCACTTATTGAGCACAGCCGCCAATTTTTGAGCGTTTGAAAACATAAGCTTGTGCGTTAGTTGTTACAACCGCAACATCCAGTATCACAAACCTTACGTTGAGGAACGACAAGCTCGCTTAAAGCTACCAATTCCGCAATCTGCTGTTTCATACAGCTTAAGGTGGCGGTATTGGTGCCATTATATACGGCCTGCTGCATATTGATTGCGTTCTGGTCTTCCTTGTTCTTGTTGACAATTGTCAGTAGGCGGTCATAAACATCCGCAAGTTTTTGGTCTGTGTAGGTGTTGGCTTTCAACAAGGATATTTCAGAATCCTTAGCTGCAAGTTTATCCATCATTCCCGCCTCATATCGGCTTATCGGTTTGTCTTCGGAGGTGATAACCTCTATCGGGCCTGCACAACCGCCATTTCTCACATTACCGCAACCGCCAAGAATATTCCCTGCATTCAGCCCCAAAAAAGATGCAATGCCGGCAGAAGCCCCAACCGTGTTGTAATTACCTTGTCCTTGTCCGGTGACATTATATTCCTCACCGCTCATTCCTTTAATTCTCATAACTTTAATATTTAAACTGTTTCAAGGCAACCCGATAAGGCTGCATGACAAAGAACGGGATAATCAATGTGCTATTATAGAAGACGTGAGCGGATTGTGAGCTAGTTCTGAACTAATTTCGTGCAGGTTGTTACGGATACTCCATTTGTTCGTTTTAGCAGCAAATCTATTCCGTATCCGATTAACTGATTGACGCGGCAATTTAGTCTGCCCGGCTATCTCTTCATCCGTCAAAAAGTGAGCAAGAATATGGATTAAGATGTAACGGGCATCTACACACTCTTCGCGGTTGCTTCCTAAAATATCAACCTCCCTTATTTCTGTATGGCGGCAAACCGCCGCCATTACCGTCTGATATAATTCCTTCATTTTCATATTTCTGCTTTAAAACATAAAAGTTCTGAAAACAAAAACACGGAAGCGTTGTTTATAAGGACAAAGCCCCAAAACAATACTGCCGTGTTGTTATTCCCTTGAAGTTTGCAGACAGTGAAGGGAAATGGGGCTTTCTTTTTACTCTAAGCCCCGAAAGAGTGTCAGCTACAAACCAACTTCTACATCGTTAATTTCTTTCTTACCATACAAATAGATTATAACTTATTCCTGCGCCTACGTACATGCCGCCCGGATACCCATATCCAGCCTGCAACCCTAATCCCCAACGCTTCTTCTTCGGTTTGATGGGAACCGGATGATAGATGTCATTCGTTACCGTCTGATAAACCGTCTTAGGAAAGACCTGCATACTATCCAGTCGCGGGTCTACATATCCACTCACCACCGCACGATACAGGCTATCTTCATACACAACCCGTTTGCGATGAAGCAAGGTATCACCTATACGTACTGTGTCATTCGGCAATATCTGCCAAAAGACCGCTATCGGTGCGGAGATAAGAACTGTATCAAGTTTGACAACCGTCTGTATCTTTGTTTCGGTACGTATTTCTGCCGGCAAAGGCTCGAGCCGGCGGAACCACGCCGCCACACAAGCGATGGCCAGCAATACAACTAATAGCCAGGGTAGTTTTTTCATGACCTCAACAAATAATGATTTACAACCATACCTGCACATATTGCGGCAACTCCACACAGCAAGTCTATTTTGCTCCACTTGCCGTTATAGTAGTGGCAACGGTCGCTGTTCTCCTTGATAAAGAGCATCAGCAGTGCAGTACTGCCACCGAATACTATGGCGGTGGATAGATAGACCACCGCACCTAAGATGTTATTTCTCATAACTAATTAGTATATATTTATGATATTAATTTCATCCCGGACTGTGAAGTGCCGGGATGAATACTGTTCAGGATATTCCTCAATCGTTTTTACTCTTCATCAGAAACGGATTGAATGGGACTACAACTTGTGAATAGGTAATAACTCCAATGATGTTGTTTCTCATTCTTTTACATTATTGAATTGCATAACAGTTGCATTAGCGAATACGTTGTCTTCCTTATGGCTGTTATTAGTGAATAAAATATTACATTTCTCAACATCACTATCTAAAGAAAATCTATAGCTAAAACGATTACCCGTTATTGTAAATTTACAATTTGCATTATCAACAAAATGCCAACTGACATCGGATACATTTTCTTTGCCATTTTTAAAAATACAATTCTTTATAATAATATCCATGTGTAAATTACTGCCACAGCCTAAAGGCTTGGAAAGATATTGTGTATGCTCGCCTTGAATATATTCTACAATCAAATTGTCATACACGTGTTTATAATAAGAATCTACACCTGAACCTTCATCATGAATAGCATAAATATTATCATATTGAATAAGATGTCCATCATGTAACTCATAGTTAGAATTAAAACCAATTCTTTGAGTCCCGAATAAAGATTGGTTACTATATACTATTTCAGAAGTACTATCACATTTAGAAATAAGAGTAGATTTATTAAAAAAATATCTACAATTACCACCGATTGGTAATTCGACAGCAGTTCTAAAATCATATTTAGTGTTCATCAAATCAAATATCTTTATAAAAGTATATTCACCAGTTTCAAAATAGACATCACAATCCTGAGTAATATAAGCGGAAGCTAATTTAAGAAAAATCTCTTCCTCACTATCACTAAGATTGATATTGACAACAGGTCGAGTTCCTTTCTTTTTAAGAATAGTGGACTGACATAGTTTCAATTTATAATTATTCTTAGCAGAAGCAAAGAATTTATCAGTAATTACACTGTCTCTATAATATGTAAATGCAACTAATTCGGCGTTTTCAGGAAAATTTTCTTTAAGAGCCGGTTTGTTATTATAAAAATTAAGCGTAGAAATGTATTTACCGTCTTTATCAAAGAAAACAACGTCAGCATTTCCATTTGTATTTGTATAAATATTATTATTTCTATCAAGAGGAACAATAGATGTACAATTTCTTTGTAGTATACTATCATGTACAATTGCACCATTTAGCCAAACTTTATTTTCGTAAGTGTCAAACAATAAATTGTAATCTGTGATTTCTATATCATTTTCAACCATAGCAAACACAGTTTTGTTTAGCCATCTACCGACTTCGGTAAATGTCTCGCCCTGGAACTCCCACGTTTCTACTTTTCCATCCGAATTGATGAACGACACTTTCAGTCCGATATTTCTAAGTTCCTGCGGAACTTGGGCAATGGCGCCTTCCAGACTGTACTTGTTACTCCCGCCAATTCCCGAAGTAGGATGCTGGACGGAAACATTATACTCGGTGATGTAGTTCATATAGTCAGTGCTGCCACCACCAGTGCCGATGTATTTCTTCAATGCCGCGGTACTCATTGAACCGTTGCTACTTCCTTGCTGAAAAGGTATCAGCTCGTTTCCTGTTAAGCTCTCCTTTTGAGGGAGTTGTCCTATTTGTAATCCTTCTGCCATATCTTTTTATTTTTTATCATTTTATTTTTTGTTATCTGCAAGTAATATCGGCTCTTCGTTAGCCAACAATAACGGAGTGCCATCCGATAATAATAAATACCTTCCATCAGGGGGTGGGTTTGGTCTCGGTTTATTATCCTTGATATATGAATACCCTATAGTAAGTATCCCAATAGTAGGAATACCGATTGTCGGAATGCTGATGTTGGGGATAGTGATTGGTTTCATAGGCTATCCCTCTTTAATCATTTTGGCTTCCAATACTTCGGTAGCACTCTTGATTGTGACGTTTATGCCATTTGCTATCCCTACGATACGGAAAATCGTATTGGACGCACCGTTATATTGGGATGCGTTGGGATAAAGCGGAACGGGTTCCAAATCATCAATTCCTGCGAAAGCGGTTACATATCCGCCCTTGTTCTTTATCTGTATGGTAACGGGATTACCGTCACTGACAAACGTTGCGTAATACGCTGTTTTGCCTTCTTCTTTTTGAAATGATAAAACTTCTGCTGCCATGATGTTTACTTTTTAGAGTTATTCAAATAGTTCACAATTCCCTGCACATGCAAGTCCACTATTGCCCGCTTCCCCTCTTCCGATAATAAGAAGCCAACATCTTCCTTATTGTCTTGGAATAGGTTCTCTGTAAGGACTGCCGGGCACTTCGTGTGCTTCAAGATGTAGAATCCGCTTTCCTTATCAGGGTCGCCATCCGTCATATCCTTGCGTATCTTCATACCCGGCAAAAGTCGTCCGGCTACCGCATATAAGCTGTCAGCTAATTTATCGGCTTTCGTCTGACCTGCCGAAGTCCACGCTTCCCAACCACGTGCCTGCATCCATTCAGAGCCGCTTCCCGCTGCATTACAGTGGATAGATACGAGGATTGTGTCACTTGCCTTGTATTCGTTCGCCCTACGGCAACGCTCCGATAAGGGAACGTCTATTTCCTCTTTGACGATACGTTCTGCGTCAACACCTTGTTTGCGCAATTCGGCTTCCAAACGTATGGCAATCTCACGGGCATACGCATACTCTTTCAATCTTCCGTCCGGTGAACACTTGCCCGGAGTGTTACTTCCGTGTCCGTTGTCAATCAATACTTTCATTCTGCGCGTCCTCCTTGAAATATTTGTCATAAACTAAACGAGCCACCCATCCGGCAACAACACCGACACCGAATGATACAACAGTAGTCAGGTTCACCCAAAACGGTGTGTAGTGCATGTACAGCATAACTCCCACGATGATAGCGATAACAATCGCTGCGATAATCAGTTTCTTTTTCATTTTGTTACTCCTTATCTTTAGTTATTATTTCATTCATATCTTCTTTCTCTACATCGAGCACTTTCTTTCCGAACAATCCCAACGCTTTCAGTAAGTTGAAATTATATCCCTTTGGCTTCAAGATATTGCTTATGATAGAGCAGAACTCTATGAAGCAGACAAACAAGCATGAATACACATCAATATTCCATTTATTGCCGGAAGCAATGTTTATCATCACCACCATACAAACAAAGGCAAAGTATGTCACCATTTTACCCATAGTACGGCGCACGGCACTTGAAAACCGAAATTCTTCACCCAATAGCAGGCATTTCCTTATCCCGAACATCAAATCGCATACAACGACTGAAAATGTTACTATCAGCCACGGTATCATGTGTTCCAATGACTGTGCAATAAAACTGCTTGCTATTACCGAGAAACCACCCGGTATGCTTTGGGTAATAATGTTATTCTTCATCTTATCGTTATTTGTCAATTATTCATATCTTTGTGTCTCTTATCAAATAAGCGAACTACTGTCATTCCGTTTTGCTCGTGAGAGTAGGACGGGATTTTCATATCTTACCGTAATAGTGGAACCATGCTCCCCATTTACGTTCTTTCAAGTAGTTCGGGTTGTCTTGGTTGAGTTTGGCTTCCATCTCAAATGCGCTCGCACGGTAAGCGTTTTTATTGACCTCTCCGTCCCCAATCTTGTTGTCTGTAAACAGGTGGTACACGAAGCTCACAAACCATTCTGCCAAATAAAGAATGTAGTAGAATATCGGGACAAGTAACAACCAGCATGCACTGACATGGAACGCCAGCAATACAGACGGGATAGTCGCTATCTCCATGCACTCGAAGAACTGTTTCTGATGTGTACGTTCATGGCGTATGGTTGTTTCGGACAGTTCTTTCAGCTTCGTAAGGATGAAGCCGAAGAGCATGATTGTTGTGTAGCTGCCAAATAGGATAAGTTTCGCAAACCAGTTTTCATAAAATACTTTTACTCTCATAATCAAAAAAGTTAAATTCAATTCTTATAATTACTTTCTTATATAATTATAGCTGTATAATTTACCATCAATTTTAAATTCAGTAAGCACCGTTGGAGCGGTCGTTTCGTTGGCAATATAACGAGGAGCACACATACCTAATAGAACAGCATAATTACCGTAATTCGTGACAGAACCGTAAACATCAGGAATTACTTGCTCATTAAGAGGACAAACTTTAAAACCGCTATCTATTCCAGCTAATACAATTCTATATTCAAAACTTTCTATATATTTTGAAAAATATAGTGCTACTTGAAAATTTTGCGGGTCTCCAAAATAAGGCAACTCAATGTATTGTTGAAGAGTAATGGGTGTTAAATCATTCTCACCAACACAAGGATAAGGATAGCCAGCATAAATAATCTTATTACCGATATTAAGCAAATCAATATTTTTATTTCCAACAGCAAGATTACTAATAGATGTAGCTCCAATTTTAACCATATCTAACTATCTCCATTTTTTAATATCAGGGTTTATATTTCCGCTCTAAATTCTTATCTCTCATATCAAGCATCTGTTGTAGCATACATTGTATATTCGTTTTTAGTACCGATACTATCATATTCAGATTTAGTACGTTTAACAACTCTTTGTAGATTATCGGATGTAAGAATATCTTCAATAAAAAGTTTATCCTCACTTTTATCGTCATCAAATAAGTTTAATGCTATTGCTATTCGTTTAGAAACAGGTCCCTGAGAAGTATAATAACTAATATTAAATTCTATTTCATATCTTTCTTCATCAGTATAATAAGTATAAACAGAAGAAAGTTCTATACAATTTCTATAGCTTGAGTAACTATGTATATAATATTTAGTATGGTTATTGCAAATATCTATAATCATATTCTTAATAACATCAGTAGAACCAAATATTTTAACAACATGGTCATAAGCTTCTGTACCCCATATATTTTTATTGATAGTTAACAAAGAACCATCGGCAACATCAATAACTTTGCCATAACCGATATTATCCGCATACTCCTTCGTTGCTATATTCGCCACTATTTCCGCAGGGGGGTCAGTAGTTGGACTAACACTTTGGTCGCCTGCTATATATGTACCGGTATGAAGAATAACTTTTGCTTCATGAGAAGCATAAAAGTGATATTTACCACCACCTCGTACAAAAACATAGCATATATCAAAGTGGCTCAAATTACCTAAACCCCTCACAGGGTCTATATCTGCATGAATAAAATCTGATAAGTATATAGTAGTCTTGCTATCACGATTAACGCCCCAAGCATTCGGAGCAAATTCCCAAATTTTACGAGTAGAAAAACCTCTCTCATGTTGAGACCATGACGGTTTTGTACCGCTATCTAATGATACCAGCACTTCTACTCGTATGTTCATTCTTTCTCCAGCAGCAATCGTAACCGGATACCATGTATTTTCATCCAACCCCGAAGTGTCAATCTCTGTAAGCTGCATCATGTAGCCAACACTACGAGCGCTTGAAATGCTGTCATCGACATATTTCTTATCAGAGACTTCCGCCCAATCCCCATTCTTACGACCGTATGCCTTTCCATCAGTTGGCGCCTCGTCTATGCCGCCAATCTTCCCCTGGCTTGCCCATTCACCGTTCACCCATGCGTAGTAATCATAAGGAGCTTCCGTACCTACAGCCATGAACCCGTCAACTGCCGAACCATCGGGAACAGCGGATTTCAAGGCTTCAAGGGTGGCGTATTCGCCGGCTACCTTAAATGACTTCCCAGGTTCGCCTTGTATACCTGGCTCGCCTTGTTCTCCTTTCAAAAATTCTAAAGGATAATTGACCACAGAAGCTTCACTGTTGCTTCCTGAAGGTTTAAATGCAGGCAATGACGTTACATCATCCGCTTTGTCCGCATTCGGTACTTCATTAACCCCTATGGAGTTAGCCATAAGGCGGGCAACTATTTCTTGATAATCCTGTTCTGTCCAAGCCATAATTATTCCTGTTTATCGGTTGCTTCTTCCGGTTGATTGTTGATAGCACGATTGAGCGCGTCAATAAAGAAGGGTTTGCAAAAAGCATTTGCATGCTCTTGTATCAGGGACACTTCTTCATCACTATACTCTGTCTCTTCATTGGAGTTGTATATCTTCAAAGCGAGTGCATGCGATGCGATACCGTTACCGTTCCGGTATAATACATTCGCAAAATTCTCTCTACAATCTATATTTTCACAATGCTTACGGGTAATGTCCGTAGCAATCAGTAATTGTTTAAAATTTATCTTTTTCATGAGCTTGGGTATGATTTAGTTAATCTTCCATCTTTATAAAAAGAAAGTCCGCTGATGCCAAGAGACACTTGGTATCTTGAACCACTTAAATTTGAAATCATTGACAATGACTCTGCAAAAAGGGTAGTAGACGCAGTTAAGTTGCCATCACTTGCTATATTGTCTAATTTTAATCTTGGGTAAGTAACAGAAGTACCTCCGCCTCCACTATCAAGGAATGAAATTCCACCCACATCATATCCTTTTGAATTATAAAATTTTATGCTGTTTGAATTTGGGTTTATTTCTATTTTTGTACCTGACGAAGCGGTTGATATTTTGCCAACAATGCTAACATTCCCATTTTCGTCTATCACCAAAGAGTTGTTAGGAGTTCTTACATTTTTAAACACCCCGCTGTTTGCATTTATCTCTCCTTCAAAATATCCACCAATAGCCTTTATTGTCCCGTCTGCCTGAATAGACACATTCCCGTTGGCGGATATATCTCCGGTAAAGTATATGTTTTTGGAAACCACGGAAATGTTATCAAGTGCCACATTGATTTCAGAACCTAATCCGTCCTTTTTGACATATAATTTAAGTTCATCGGTAACCCCATTGATGTCCAGCCCCAACTGCGTTACATCTTCCTCTATTTTTGTAACAGACAATTTGAGGTTTTCCGCTGTCTGCTCAATCTGTGAGAACTTCTGATTATTACTTTCAGAAAGCTCCTTTACTTCCAACCTGATACTTTCCGCTGTCTGCTTTATTTCGGAACTTAATTTAGTATACAAATCCTCGAATGCGTTTTCGGTCAATGCCAGCGAATGTATGTATATATCCCCCGTAAACTTCAACTCAAAATCGCCCGTTCCGTCCCATGCGCCGGAATACTCCTTCATTGCGTATTCCTCGCCCGGTTCAAGATGTTCGGTGAAATGCAGGTTCTGACCGGGAAATCCTATTGTCAGCGTTCCGGCTGTAGCTACCTTATACCGGAAAGAGATAAAGAACTTTCCCGGTTCTTCCCCTTCCTCATAGGTCGGTTTATTGGCTAAATCAGCATTTGACTGTTTAATTCCGGAAGAAAGAATACGAAGCACGTTTCTATCCCCGTCTCTGATAACGGCAGCCATGGCATCCTTGCGGGAATAGAACTCCCCATTCACTAATAAGAACTTTCCGTTCACAGTAAAGAAACGAACATCGTTCTTTGTCTCCCAACCGTTCGTATTGCTTGCAAATGATGCGTTATACAGATAATTATCCTTTGCCTGCACCTCGTCAAGCACTTTGGAGATTTCAGAGTAAATCAAGTCTTCCAATATCTTGAACTGGGTCATAATGTTTATTCCCGTTTTCAAGATAAAGTCTCCCATGAACTTGTTGCCTTGCGGACTGATAACCGTCACTTCCTTGCCTGCTAAAGAATAGGAATCTATCCCGGCATACTGGTGGATACTCGGTGCATCATCGCCATACACGGACAAGGTGATTGCGTTCTGACGCTTCTTGTCTGTTCTGTTGCCGAGTTGTACAAGGCTATCGCCTTCCTGCGGTATGTCGCTGTTTGCGTCACAGTCCGTTTTGCTAAGGTCTATATAATCCTCGCCAACACCGACACATAAGCGCCAATAGTAACGGTTGGATACATTCTCATAGACACCCGGTTTGATATTGAAGTCTTGAAAACGTACCTGGTCGCCTTCCTTGAACGGGTTCTCGATAGCCGTCTCCCCATCATCAACCAGCAGATAGCACCGCCAAAAATCCTCGTGTTCCTCAACCTTTCCGCATTTCATTCCGGCAGCGGTGAACATGTAGTTCCCGCCTGCATAAGAGAGTTTCTTTATCTCCAGTTCGGAGAACATCGCCTTAATACGCACAAAGAGTTCGTCCACTTCAATGTAGGATTTACCCGTCTTGCTGTCTACTTTAATAACAAAGCCTTCACCGAGAGCACCGGAAGAAAAGTTCATGGACTGGATGTAGTCTGAAAACAATCCACCTAAGAACTTTATTAAAAATCCAGCTTCGTCCGGTCTGTCTTTTCTTATAAAGAACTTGGATAAAGCCTCTATATCAAGAGCCTTAAAGTAGACAATTCGGTCGGCGGAAGTCCTGATGAACAGTGCTGGGTCGGCATCTGCGACGCATATATATATTTCCCCGAGATTCAGACCTTGTAAATGCTCTTCATCACTCGGAGATAAAGCAGGGGGAGCTGCCTGATTGTTTTCATTAAGAGCATCACCAAACCATAATATTTTACTAAGCCTTTTTTTCATACCTCAACCTTATCAACATTAGTAAATGCAGCTTTTTCTGCGCTGAATTGCAATACTTCCCCATCTTTGGCATGGTCTATCAGAAATGCAGGGAAAGAGGCGGAAGAACCCGCTTCAGGAGAGCCACCGATACCCGCAATGTCGTTGTTTTTCGGTTCAATAGTTACTTTGTATATGAATAGCTGACTGTCTACATTTACTGTTTCTTTTTCATCGTCAGGGGTCGAGTTACCCGAACGAACGTACTTCGTGCCATTAATTTCCACCATTGAAAGACATAAAATGCGGTTAATATGTCTTGAAAACCAATAAGGTACGCCTTTTGAGTCTCCTATTGTAAGTTTATACACATCATAGGGTATTGCATATAATTCTTCTATCTCTTGCTTTTGATTACGGTATTGCTCATTATCCACCTGTGCAGAATAATCAGATGGCTTAATTCCCGCTTCCAAACGAAAATTGAATATTTGTTGAATATCGTTTATCCAAAATATATTATCAAGACCAGAATTATTGTTCTTGTGAGAATAACGAATAAGTACTGTTTCCTCTAATAGAGTGTCAGAGGAACATACGATAAAAGGTTCTGAGGTACTTCCATTGATTGTTACTGTATATACGGCATCTTCCAATTCCCGGAGAATAGCGTAATACATCATTACGTTATCATTGTGATTATATGTAGAAAGTGGTATTGATGTGGAATTGCCAGTTGCAAGGTCGTTTAGGCTCGCTGATACTTCCTCTGAAGCATTAGCAAATACCTGTATATGGATTTTGTCAGAAGAGTGAAACTTCTGAATATAGTCCATATCAAGCCCAAACTCATATTTTATAGGTGAGAAAAAAAGAGGGCAAACATCACCAACTTTTACCATGTCTTTTCGTCCTTTTTACAGTGACGTGTAACTTCACACATCTTGCGCAAATATACACACTATTTAGACTAATTCCAAATAATTATTTTAAAAATAATCAATTCACATCCTTTACTATCAAAATATATTTTACCGCTTCCGGTCGTCCATAATTATAGCTTGCACTTTTTACGTAGCCTTTATAAATATGTCCGTTCTTTTCCACCCGAATGTAACCCGTCAAGTCTGACGGTATTTCCAAATCTCCGGTCTTGACGGAAAGTTCTCCTACTGTGAACAGTTTGTTTCCCAATACAATACTCGACCTTTCGCTAACTCCATTGATTGTCACATCACTGTTACCGTCAGATGATGTAAACTCCAACGTGTTGGCAAAAGCACCTATATACCTTGCGTTTGCTTCAATCATAAACCTTTGGGAATACATGGCATTGAACATAGTAGAAGGAGATATGACACCGGATATTATATATCCATCCCTTACAAGCTTGTATTTTTCTCCGTCAAGTGATGCTCCAACAAAGAATATATCATTATCACTGTCGCTGTCAGTCGTATCTTCACCTCTTTTTTCCGCAAGAAATTCCATACCATAAGCATCGGCTCTATATGGGCTAACTAATTCCAATACGTTATCTGTCAATGTAATGCCGGTGGTGTATTCATTGGTAAAGCGGAATTCATCGCGACCATTTACACTGTCGTAATCCTGTTTGTCATACCCGACTTTTACCCCCGAATAAACCAGTCCGGCATTCACATTGTATTCCAAATCGGAAGTGCTGTCCTGCAAGTCCTTTATTTCTGTATCTTGGAATAAAGTATCACGATGAACAAATGTCACCTTCTCGTCACCGATTACAGGGACAAACCCAAATTCCGCGCTCATCCAATTGGCGAATTTGGTATAAGATGTATATATTTTGGCATTGGGAAGTCCTCGTATGCTTTCTGCCGGAACTATCATCGCCATGTCTAAACGCTCATCTACTCCGGTGGCGATTTCACCCGTTACATTGTTCTTATCAGTTATAGACCTCAGTAAACGGTTAAGCAATACTTTAGGACTGATACAATCTATTTTTACAGATTTTCCACGCTCGGAAAAACTTATATTTAACGGTGTGTCAAGACTGTTGAATTTAAAATTAACGGGAAATTTTTGATATATAGGGTCAGATTTTGCAAGTGCTATATTGAAATTAATCATCTCACCTGGAGATATTGTCAAATTATCATCAATATCGACAGTGTATGTATTAAATGTTTGAATTGTAGCGGATTGATAATATATTTTAAGCTCTTTACTATTTTCATTATAAGAGGAAAGCCGTATATATATCGGGAAGGATACGCCTGGTCTCTGATACGTAATGAATACACTGAATTTTACTTTTATCCGTATGGTCAAATCCCTGTCAGATATATTTTTGAACAGATATTCTCCGAATAGACTTTCCGTACTTTCAAATCGGTTTTCAGCCGTATCAAAAACCTCTACAATGTCCTTTGTCGCAATTTCCGGTTGTCCTAACATATAAAAAGGAATAGTATAATAAGCATTAGGATAAGCAGTCATTACATGGGAAACATTAGGCTCTTCCGCGTCACTTGGTATAGACCATTTTATATCACTGTTCATCAACAATCTGTCATAATCCAAAGGCTGGGACTCCTTTATTTCTTTTACCGGGTATTCATACTGCGTGCCTTTCTTTGCCTTAATCAAGCTTGCGATACTGTTGTCGACGGCATTTATTTCGCACGTCGTATCATTGTAGGAAAATGTGGAGTAGTCCAAAGCGCATCTGAACTTTTCATTTAACAGCCATGAGTTATTCCGGGTATAAAACACGAGTGTTGCGGATGAGTTCAGGTAATTCGACAAATATTCTTTCAGCAACAGCGAATAAGCACCGTTGGCAAACTCAAATTTTGTGGAAAAACTACGAACAACTCCGTCATAATCCCCTCTCTTGAAAGACATCTCTACATCGTCCCAATTAACAAGCTCATTTGTGGCGTCATATGTCATTCCGCCTATCAACAGTTCACATCTGTAATACATATCTATTTCTTTTTTGAAGTTGAACGTATCATAGCATCTATGTCATCACACATACGTTTGACCATATAGGCATATTCTTTGGCGGAGAACGTGTTTTCATCAATGTGCATTTTTACATGAGACATTAAAGAAACGCGTTCTTTGGTAAAATATTCCCTATCCATTTTTATTTTCCCTATATCAGGAGATGTTTCCTGCAATTTTGCAAGGCGGTAGTTGTCAGAAGCGGAAACGCTGCTTATCCGGTTCTTTATCTTATCATGTTCGTCCTCTCTGAATTTATAACCCAAAGCAGACATGACTTCTACAGCATCACTCCAGTTTCCAGAAGAAATGAGTTCCTGACATATGGCAAGGCAATTTAATCGGATTTGAATTTTCAGCACTTCATTTTTCCGGTTTATTTGGGCAGAAACAGACTTTCCCCCTATTATTGATAAGTATTCATTGCATAGCTTCTCGGCCGCCAAAGCCTTTTCTCTGATACTATATCTTCCGCCTTGAACAACCTTATCAATATCCCCCAGGAATATGTTTATAAAGCGGGAAAGGCATATTTTGTTTAAGTCATTATATATCATATCTTATACTCTGCTTGAAATCCAATTATAATCCGCGATATGGTTGGCTTTCTTCATAATCCGACCAATGTTCTGCAATTGTTTGGTATTGCTTTCCATCTTTCTTTCAAGTCGGCTGTAATCGTTGTTTACATTAACAACAATCCCCTCTTCTCTCATATTCTTTAGCTTTTGTTCCAATAAACCATAATCCGATGTAAGTCCTCTACGGTCATAGATATATGACAAATCAGGGATTACCTGCGCATGCGCCGGAAGGTCTACCAATGTCGGCTTATCAGGAGTGATAAAAAGCCCATTATTAGTCACGATACCCTCTTTCTTGCCGCCATCACCTACTATTGCCAAACCGCCGGGATGGTCTTTTGTTCCTTTGGCGTATTTGGGAATGGGTTGGGCTGCTATTAGGGCTACTTGTGCGGCTCCCATAGCACCGACTAAAGCAGCAAGAACTAAATTTGGAAGTGCTTTTGTCACAGCTAAAGCGGTTGCTATTCCTGCCTGAACAATAGAATTTGCTTTATCCCATTTAGCCTGTTTCTCCTGTAATGCAGCTTTTTTCTTTTCCAGCTCTGCATTTTTGGCGGCTGTCTTATCTTCGGCTGCACGTTTGCGAACTTCTGCCTCTTCGGTAGAAATTGCACCATTTTCTTCAAGGGCTTCTATACGTTCTATTTCTTTATCGTATGCTTCATCGTTGGCTTCTTGTTCTTTTTCAACGTTTTCTATCCGGGCATCATATATATCGGTCATTAACGAAGTGATACCAAATACGATTTTTTCTACGCTTTTTAAGAGGTATCCAAAACTTTTTATCACATCTTCTGCCGTTCCTTTAAAAGTCAATTTTCCTTTCTCTGCTACACCCACCATTATATCAGATAATCCCTCAAATATTCCTGCCGTTTCACCAAGAGTATCTCTTGCCGCATCATTCATTTCTGATAGACCACTCTTAAATTTGTATATCCATTCTTTTTGTTTTTTATTGGCATCGTCATAATTCAGTTCATCTATTTGCGCTTGAATTTTATTAATCCTTTCTTGTAATTCCTTAGCCTTTTCACTGTTAATATCAACAAGGGCCATTTCTGCTTTTGCTTCCGCAAGAAGAGTCTGGAGACGCGCCTTAGCATACTTAACCCCAATATCATATAATTTCTTTTCGTAATCCTCTTTGCTTATTTCGCCATTTGCATATTGTTTTTTTATGATATTAGCTTCTTTCAAAGCGGATGTTTCCTGCTCGTTTACTACCTTATCAGTATTTGCCTCAATCAACCTAATTCTTTCTTGGAGGTTTCGCATTATGAGCGAATTTTCCCGTTGCATGTACTTCATGCGTATCGCCACAACATCCTCTCCATTCTTTTCAGCGTCCTTTATTTCCGCATCACGCATCATATTATTGAGTTGTATTTGGAGATTAAGCCTTTTGTCTAATTCTTCATTCGAGTTTTCCCCAATGGAAGCCAATCTGTTTTCAAGATTTGTTTTTTCTATTTCAAGCAGTTCTTTATCGTATTTATCGTTTATTTCCGCAATGGCTTTTCCTTTCAGCGTTTCAAGATTTTTCCGAAGCTCTATTTCTTCGTCTGTCCTACCCTTTATCTCTTTAATCCTATCATTGTATTCCTTACTGATTTCAGCTATTTCTCTTTCTCTACCGTCAGCTATCAATTCTATTTTAGATTTGGATAAATCCTCTGTTATCTTCTTGATATATTCAGCGTATTCTTCCGCTTTCTTTTTTTCATCGTCATAAGCTTTATTATTTTTACCCGGGTCATTAACCAATGCTTTTACATCTACTAATTTTTCCAAATCATTCATTTGGTTCTTATACTGAATACTTTGCTCTTTTAAAGCTTTCAAAGTTGCTTCTTCCGCTTCAAGCTTCTTTTTTGCATCTATACCTGCTTCTGTTCTCGATAATCCCGTATCTACAAACTTTTGATATTCTGCACGTGCTTTTTCGACAGTATAAACTTGATTAAGCCGTTTAAACTCGGTTTCCTCGTAATTTGTTGCGGCTTTTGTCACTTCATTCATTACCCGTTTAGCTTTGGCAGTAGCGATAATCTGTGCTGTTAATAATCTATATGCGTCTTTTGCATTCCCCGTCATTATTTGTTCTTTTGTATAATTATCAAATAATTTAGGGAAAGTACTTTTTAATTCATTTGCAGCTACGATACGCTCTTCCATAGCTTTTTTATTATCGGTGGCAGCCTTATATAATAGTTCTAATTTGATACGTTCTTCTATTGTATCACGAATAGCTCCTTTTTGAGCTGTCCTTAATTTGTCTTGAACGGAAATTATTTCATCCAATGCCTTCTTTCCTCTAAACAAACTCGCAACCCAATCTATAATCTCCGAACTATACGCAGACAATAATGTTATACCTATTACAAGTGCTGATTGCCAAGAAAATAAACTGCCAAGAAGTTGTTTCCATACCGGAACCGCAGTTTGTCCTTCGGATTTCATCCGCTTAAACTCTTCACTTGCTCTTTTTAATTCATCCACAAACATTGGCAAGTTATTGGATATGGCAAGGAAGAATTGATTGAAACTCATTGTCAAAGACGGTAACTCTCGCAATAACTGCTGCGTCTGAACATTAAGCCCATTCCAAGAGGACGCATAATTGCCTACATTCCTTTGATAATTCCCAAATTGAGAGTCAATTTCTTTCAACTTATTATTCAAAGCATTGGCTTGCGCTATCAAATTCTTTCCGACACTACTTTCCCGGTCAGCTTCACTCAACGCCTTATACCTTTTCTGCAATTCAAGCATGGCGGCATTCATTTCATAATAGCTGCCGGAAGCTGAAATAATTGCCGTGGAATGATTTTTTATCAAAGCCGAATATTGCTGATTTTGCGCCATCAGTTCCGTATGCCTTTGTTTTAATAGCGAAGACTGCTTTATATATTCAGACAAAGTTATTTCCCCATCTTTATAAGATTTTCCAAGAGCTTTAATATCTGCATCAATCTTTTTCATAGCCTCTTTATTGGCTATGGTATCAGCCGTCAACTTAGTAACTTCGCCATCATATGCCTGTACGGTGTCGATTATGGCGGCATAGTTCATATTTGCCGCCTGCAATTGAGTGGATGCCTGGCTTATTATATTACTTGCTGTTTGGGTGCTTTTAGCCGCATTATCCTGCGCCGAAGCCACCTGGTTGGATGCGGAAGATAATCCGGCAAGCATATCACTTGCATTCTTGATATTTTTGGCGAACTGTTCGAACAAAAGATTTAACTTTTGCAAAGATGACATTGAATTTAGTTGCTGAGATACTTGACGTAGCACGGTAAGTTGTTTCGCCTGAATAGATGCCATATTTTCCTGCGTCTTATTCAATTTCTCCAACAGCGAGGTATAATTACGTGCTTTTTGGGAAAGTTCATCAAATGTTTTGGGATTAGTTTTTACTCCTTGCGCCAACTCCTTAGCAAGCTCCACATAAGACCCTTTTGTACTATCAAATTCAAGACGGAGTTCCTTTAATTGTTGTACGGCTTTTTTGTCGACTAAATCGGTAATTATAAATTCGTTTGCCATAAGTCCTAATATTGAGTGCCATGCAACATCACATGGTGATACAAAGATATTGAATTATTTAGAATTTTCTAAATAAGAAAGGCAAAAATGAAAATCAGAAAAGGGAAGAGAAAAAGAAAAAGCCAGACATTACATCTGGCTTTATTATTTGGTAATAACCTAAGTAAGGCGATAAAACGGAATTATATATAGATATTTTTATTTACCAATCGTCATTTTCATTTCCCACCAGTCCGTTTTTAACCACTTCCTCAATCTTATCCATAATAACGTTTGAGTAGGCATGAGCCATAACCAATGCCTTGGAGGATGTTTTTTTTGCTTTATGCTTATCTTTTTCTGCGAATGGATAACACGTATCAATAGGCCATTTTTCTATATTTGTTTGCGGTCTTTGAGTTCCATCTGAAAATGCAGATATTATTCCACCTCCTATAACTTTTATAATATTATAATATTGAAGGGTATAAGTAATACGTATCTTAGTATCTTTTATGTCAACTTTTATAATAGGAGTAATACTCACCTTGTATCGGCTCATTCCTCCTAAGTGTTCGGATATACCATCCACAAACCCTTCTCCAATTATAGTTCCTAATTCCTTATCATTTAATTTTATTACAGAATTTGCGTCATTAAATGTTGCAGTAAACCAATAATTCAGAATTACATATAATTGTTCTTTTGTGGCTTTTCCACAATCTACTATTTGTGTATAGGTTAAAGAATTGTTTTTATCAAGAGTTAATTGAGATGAGAGCGTTTCTGCTGCTTCAACCCAACTATCCCCATATTTCTCCTTTGCATATTTTTCCAATTCCTCAGCCCTCATAACTTGGGAACTCATAGATATACAATAACACAACACAGTTAATAGCAATAAAATCTTTTTCATACAAATATCTATTTTTAAAGTTTTGTTTGCAAAGTAATTCCTAATAAATCATTTTGACAATATTTTTAACGGAAATCTTTGTAATTTAGACTGGCTATAAATAGCTTATCACTTCTTTTTCCCAAATAGTTCAGAGTGGCTTCCAAGTTTAAGAAGCTCAATCCCCGTCTGTATCAAAAGATAATTATGCTTTATATGGTGTCCCATTTTCATAAAGAAATTCAGGGGCAATGTCCGCACCGTTTGCCCAAAATACTGTACCGTCAACCCCGTAACGCTCAAACTCGCTTTCATCTTTCAGTTCCTCGAAAGCCGGATATTTCAGGAGTGGCGTTAAATCTACTTTTCTTCTTTCTCCATTGTTGAACGTACACAAAAGAGTGTATTTACCCATGTATTCAGCGGATTCTACTAATAGTATCATATCATTGTCTTTTTATCGTTTAACCTTTTCTATCTTCTCACCGTTTTGCGCCTTTTCCCAAATTTCAAGTAATTGCGCTTCGTGGGTGTCTATGTATTCATTTATCAGTCGGATAGTCTTTGCTGTTCCCTTACCTTCTACCATCCTATCTTTGATAGTGATAGTAAACCAGTTGCCACCGTCTTTAATGTGCAGGTGTGGTGGGTTGTGGTCTTGCCCGTACATGTATATCAGAATACCCCGAATAATGTCTATTGCGCTCATGCCTTTTCTGTTGTTGTTTTGAATGAGCCAAAATCTGTCGTATCAATAACCCCGGCATATTTACCGGAACGCGCCTCGTTTATGGCTGCAACCGTCTCTTCATTAGGTTCTGAATACATTGCATCCATTAAGGTGCTTTCTACAAAATTATTCAAACTTCTGTTCGCTTTTTTGGCCTGTTCCTGCAAGATTTGCAATAAATCCTCACGCAAGCGGAACGAAGTTTGTTTTCTTACTACTGCTTCCATATTATTATTTGCATTACATTGTATTATATTGTACAGCAAATATAATACAATATTTCGGGCGACCAATCAAAAATAAGAAAAAAGTAATCCAAATAATTAATTTTCCAATAAGAGGTTTGCTATTTCAAAGATAAGGGCTATCTTTGCGGTGCTTGATACAACATAATAACTCTTGGGCAAAATAAAGCGAACAAATTTTGTACAAGATATTGGGAAACCCTCTAAGGTGGCAGAAAGGAAACAATCTGCGACTTCTATGCCCTGCGTATGTTGTGTCAAGCACACCTACGGAGGGTTTCTTTTTATCATAATTCGTTATAATATGCTTGACACAACGAATGAGTTAATTCCAAATCAGAAAGGTATGACCTCTCTTCAAATAGCAGAGGTCACGGGTAAAAGGCATGATGCTATCTTACGAGACATAAGGAACTTACTCAAACAAGGAGTAGCTGCCCACAATTTTGTGGAGACCTCTTACACTGACAAGTCTAATAGGCAAAGTCCTTGTTTTAATCTCACCCCTAAAGGCTGTCTTATTCTTGCATCAGGTTATGATGCGGTTCTGCGTGAAAGAATAATCAACCGTTTAGAATACCTCGAAAATGAGAAAAAAAGTTATCAAGACTCCACAAACTTATCTTGAGGCATTGGAAGCGTTAGTAGCTTCTGAAAAGGAAAAGGAACAACTCCGTATTGAAACAGAGCAGCAACAAAAGCAAATCGAGCAGAAAGATGCAAAGATTACCAAACTCCAACCCAAAGCCGATTTTGCCGAAGCCGCTTTCAAAGCAGAGGGCAAAGTAGACATAGGTCAAGCCGCAAAGATACTCAATCTCGGTTTTGGGAGAAACACCCTTTTCGGGAAGCTAAGGGATGCGGGTATATTCTTCAAAGACAGGAACGAACCGAAACAAAAGTATATTGACGCAGGATACTTTGAAATGACGCTGTTGCCGCCAATACGCAGAGACAACCACCCTGACATATTATGCCAAAAGGTGTTTTGCAAACCAAAAGGTCTTGCTTATATTAACCATCTATTTGGCGGAAAGCCTTCTGATGGGAAAATAGCAAAAATCAAATAGCATTGAAGCATAAACATTTACAGGTACGGAGTAATGACGTACAGCTATAACTATACCCAAAAACATATTGCCACATAACCAAGCATAGATGCACGTTGAGGTTCGACCAGCGAAATCACGTTATGATACCCCGCCAGTAATACGGCTGGCGGGCAGATGGCAGAAATAACGACTAAAACAAATATTCATCTATTATGGAAATCAGCACAGCAATGATGCAACACATCCTCCGATTGACGGAAGGATATACGGATTTATTGAACGAACTTAAGGAAGTCAAGGCGGAACTTGCAGAACTCAAAGGAGAAAAGCCCAAGAAGCCGACAATTCATGAAACCAAATACCCACACATGAGTATAATAACCAGGAAATGA